AGTTAAGGTAAAATGACTACTAATGTTTTTTACCTTATGATTTTTCCTAATGGAAGAATAAGTTAAGGTAAAATGACTACTAATGTTTTTTACCTTATGATTTTTCCTAATGGAAGAATAAGTTAAGGTAAAATGACTACTAATGTTTTTTACCTTATGATTTTCCCTAATGGAAGAATAAGTTAAGGTAAAATGACTACTAATGTTTTTTACCGAGGTAAAATAGGTACTAATGTTTTTTACCTTAAACAGGTGTTGAATGTAAAATAGGTACTAATGTTTTTTACCTATATCTATAAAATAAAAGAATATACTATATACTTATTATATTGTTTTATTTTAGGAGCAAGATTTTCTTGTAAAAATCATTGATTTTCAAGAGTTTAGAATTTTGCGCGGTAAAAAACATTAGTACCTATTTACCCAAATAACGGCTTTTGAGGTAAAAAATAATAGTACCTGAGTAATTTATACGACTATGGAAGATAAAAAGAATCTACCGCAACAATACATACGCACACCTTTTGCTTATACAAAGCTTTCTAAAAATCTATCTTTGCTTCAACAATCCATGCTGAATAAGGTGAGTGAGCATCTACAAGATTATATCCGAAAGTTCTTTGGAAGCGAATTGCGTAATAATCCAGCCGTCCCGCGTCCGCTATTTTCTGATGCGGAAAAGAAAAACGGCATGCCTATATTTTCGGTGTCTTATTCCGAACTCGGTGTGAGCATTAACAACTATGGTGTTGCCAGTGCCGCTGTCAACGAGGTGCTTGCATTAAAGCTTGAAATACCTGGTGTGGATAAGAATGGTAATCCTGCGATGGTAAAATACAATATCTTTACGCAAGCTAACATGTCCTCAGATGAAAGCAATGGCGTTACGTTTAAACTTAATACGGCAGTAGTAGATTATGTTTTCGATATGAGCCAAGGCTACGTGAGACACCCTGCCGATATAGCAAGAATCGGACAGGTGGAGCGCATGCCCATGATGTATTATTTGTTGTTTAAGAAAACCGAGTCTTGGAAAAAACGCGAAGTGCCACTGACTGTTTACGATATTAAAGACTATCTCGGTATGCGTTCTAAGGTGAAGGTAGAAAAGAAAAATGATGGTGAAACGAAAGGCGAGAAGAAAAGAGCAGGAAGACCCTCCCTTACTACTGAGTATATAAAAGAGGCTTATCCCAAATTTTCGCAGTTCAGAAAGTTAGTTCTTGATACCAGTATAAACGATATAAACCGATTGAATAAAGCTGGCTTGCTCGATGTGTGTATCTCCTACGAACCAATTTATAATGGCAAGCGAAAGGTTGGCAATCCGGAATTTATTCGTTTCCACATCTACAATACAATAGACGAAATGCAGAAAGCTACCAATCCTGAAGCTTATCAAGCATCACTTTTTGCTAAGCAAGAAGAGGAAAAGAAACGACAAGAACCTGTCATTGAAGATTACCCAGGCAAATATGCCGAGGAGTGGAACAAGTTCTTAGCGCAATATGAAGGCTTCTTCAAACCTTGGCTTTTAAAAGCGCAACATTATGGAGCGAATGCTGCTGGCTTCATGTCAATTCGTTTTGACGATAAACAGACGCTCGAAAGTTTTAATGCTGAATGCGAAAAGCCTGCTAACAAAAACGAGTACGACAAGATGATGCGTACTTTAGCAAGCATTATAGGTCAGGCTGCCGCTCGCGTTTTAGTGCGCGGCGTCAAGTAGAACATTTGAAAATAGAAAATACATGACAAGGAAGTATCTAATAAATAGTGCTATGGCCATATTGGTAAGTATAGGTTTGTGTGTAGGCTTAACCTCTTGCAGTGGCGATGGAGACGGGGCTAATGGTGTTAACCCCATAGCAATCGAAAACTATCTGTATGGCAAACGGTGGTTTTTAAAAAACAATTTTATGGATAAAACTGATACCCAATATTCATTCTTTCGCAACCACCTTGTAATGAGTTTTAGTAGTTCGGGTAAATTAGTCCCAGGTATGCTTACTTACGATAATGTTTATTATTTCGGAACATGGAATACGGCTGGAGATAACCTTTTAACCACGTTTACGGTTGGAACGTATAAAGAGCCTAATATAAATAACCGACTTTACGGGACGCTTACTGTGACCGATCTTGCGAGTAATGTAGACCGAGTAACCTGTACTGATTCTATTGGTGAAACCCACTATTTGGAACATACCGAAGAATATGGGGCTAAAAAACGCACTTTTACAGACTACACCGACGCATCTGCTCACGACAAAGCCCTACATGGTACATGGGAAATGACTGCTTATAGAGAAAATACACCCGTCGGCTTCACTATAGCGGTCAATAAAGAAGGAAATGTTAGGTTCGTAGCCGAGAGTGAAGGTGTAGACTTTACAACCACTTATACAACAAAGAATGGGCATGTAACCTTTACCCATTTCCTTCATCCCAACACGCAGCAGCATTCATTCATTTATGTGCGAAATGATGATTCGATAGAGTTTTTCTCTGAGGAGAACGCACAAAGGGGTTGGGTCTGGCGTAAAAAATAACGAATAAAATCTGTTCTTTTCAATTACACCGCATTATCCGCAAGGGTAGTGCGGTGTTTTGTGTTTGTCCGTACCCTTCGCCATGAATGCCTTATTTTTGCCCTATCATTTAAAACAAAACGAATATGTACAAAACAATTTCATTCTTGACGTTATTGTCCGTCTTTTTATTCACTGCTTGTGTTTCATCACGCACAACAGAGCATCATGTGTCAACCGTTACTGAGGATAGCACGGCCTTGTCTATTGCCGATAGCGCAAAGGTGGTAGAGGTGCAGAAAGGTTCCACAACCACCACCCTAACCGATAGCACACATTTTTCGGCAGACGTTTGCGAAACCGACACAAGCGAAGAAACCATTACGGAGCAAATTACCGAAACCTACGACACTGAGGGTAATAAAACCATCAAGACTAATCGCACCATTCAGCGCAAGGGTAATCATGCCAAACAAGCACAAGTTGATGGCTCGTTCCTTCATCAAGTACAATCATTGAAACAATACATAGACAGTTTGAGCCGTGAAAGAAAAAACAATTTAAATGCCAACGAAAAGTCCCTGACGAAGCATGATAGTATCAACAATGTTGCTGAAAAAAACACCTCGAACATAAAACCAAGAACAGGGTGGGGGAGAGCAAAGGTAATTCTTTTAATGGTCGTGTTCTTTTGCTTGTTGATATGGGCTTTTCAGTATGACAAAAAACATTAGTGATTATGAGCAAGAGAAAACAACAAGATTATGAAGTCAGCGAAAAAAACGAAGTTACGCTGCAAGACTTTGTAATTCCATCTAAAATACAAGCATTTTGCAATCAGTACAAACCGCAGGACCATTGGACGGAAGATTGCGATGTGTTTACCGATTACCAATTACGCACTTATTTTAAAGCCGTGGTTTGTCCGTTGGGCGACCCCTTGTCGCTCTACCTGCAAGAACTTGAAATGCGCGGTTTTAAAATGCGTAATGACGAATGCGGAGAACCCGTCATTTATTGTCGAGCTAAATAGTTTTTTTAAAAATAATAGAGCTTCATGAAAAAAGTAAAGTATTACTATTCGGTAACAGCCGAGAGCGAAACAGGCAAGCGTTTGCAAGCGTTTATGAATAAATGCGCAGCTGCCGAAGAACAAGCCCGTCAGTGGGCAGAAAAGATTGGTGCCGACCACTATTACGAGTCGCCTAACGGCATGGCAGGTGGTGTAGTTGCTGTGGAGTTTAACAACACCTTGTCGAAAGAGGGTTGGGAAAAAGTGGTTACACCCGATGGACGAGCTTTTTTCTATCCCGAATCGAACACACATTTTGAAAAAGAGATGTATAATCTTCCGGTGGTGAGCGAAACGGAATTGATTGGCATTCTTCGTTTTGTTCACGATAACAAAAAAGAAGGTCAGTTGCCTATGTACACCTTTGGAAACGAAACGCCCATCATATTCCTTCATCATGGATTGTGGTATATAGAGGTGCCTTATCGCTCAGCCGATGCGACACTTACACAGATTGAAGAAAAGGAATTTTACCGCAGACGTTTGGCAGCGGTAAACGAGAGATAGCATATCATTGCTACCTACTTAAAATGAAAGGTTAGAACGAATTGCCTATTTCGTTCTAACCTTTCTGCTGTTTCCGGACAGTAAACCCTTAGCAACTGATTAAGGCTCAGCTACCATAGTGTTATACCCTTTGTTACGCATTCTTTCCTCTTGCAGTTGTTGGGTCAGTGCTTTAATTTGTGCTTGTTGCGCTTTGATGATGTCGAGCATGGCTTGTTGTTGTTTAAGATGCTCGGCTTCGTTTGTGGCGTGCTGTTTCTGGAGTGTGATAAGCGAAAGCAAACTTGCGCCAGCCTCTGGTTGTAATTTGTCGCCATCGCATGGTTCGTTTGTCGTTTCAGCTTCCGCATCCGTTTTGAGCACACCTTCTTTTTGCCCCTCCTTGCACGGAGTGAAAGCAATTACATGGGGCAGAACCGACGGAACAATGTTTACGTTTGTAGGGTCTAAAGGTTTTCGCTCACCAGGCAGTCTGAGTGTCGGGTCGGTGGTGTAGCCACCATCGGGTTCAAACTGTGCCGATGTGGAAATACGCACATGGTCTTTAAACGGTTCGCCTGTGTTGCAAATAAACGCTTCGATAGGAATCTGAAACGAGTTGCAAAAACGCAGCAAGGTAATAACTGGCATGGCGCACAACTTTTGCTCCCATGAGCGCAGGCTGTTGTTCGATTTTGAACCAACGGCTTGAAGAATGGTGTTAACGGGCATCTGTGCATTTGCCTCTATCCACTCCGCGAGGTACGAATAATTATATCTGTACAACATAGTTCTCTATTGTTTTTAAGTTATTAAATAAGCCAAATATCGAAAAATCCGAAAATTTCTCAATACTAAGCATTGATGTTTCAATTCTAATTATTAAATTTGCAACGAACATAAAAATTAAAAATAGAATGACCAAAGAAATTCTCCATAAAATTCTTAAAGACGGAATAGCTTTAGATATTAACGCTGTTTCACTCGAAGAAAAAAAGGCAATGCAAACCTTTTTTATGGATTTTGGATTTTCAATGTCAACATTTTACCTTCGTTTCTTTCAAAAAGGATTTTCAGAATGGGAAATTGTGGGTATTGAAAATTGCAAAAATCAATTTTTAGCTTTACCTGACGTGGCGCAATGTCTGCTCGATTACGTTGAAACAGATGTGCTTGGCGCAACACTTGGCGACAAGGGGTACCTTTATACGTTGGCTCAGTGCGACAAACCCAATGTGTTTTACTCTTGCTTGAAAAAAGCGCAAGGTGGACTTTGTGTAAAGTTTGGCGACTTTATGGCACAAAAGGGCATGAGCACAGGCACCACCATCAAGCGTTTTACCGATGAGAATTGGAAACCGTGGGAGAGTGTGGGTATTCAGTCTTTGTTGAATCAATATATAGCTTCGCGTAATGATTGATATAACCTTCGACTTAGAGACTTGTTCGCTACGTCCCACAGCTGCTGTCATGAGCATTGGGGCGGTTGCGTGGAATCGAAATGGAGAAGATACCCCATTTTTTGACGAAAGAAAACCAATCGTTTATCCCATGTTTTCAGAGCATGTAGACTTACGCGGAATGTTTATAGATGGCTTTACGTTCGATGCTACCACCGCTAAATGGTGGTCAGAACGTAGCGACGAAGCCAAAGCCGCTGTATTGGACGAGGATAACGAGGGTTCGCCTTGCTCTCCTATTCAAGAAGTAATGAAAGACTTCTTCTGCTGGATTGACTATGTGAAACGAGCATGTAAAGCAACCGAGGTAAATCTTTGGTGTCAAGGTACAGATTACGACATGGCTATTTTGCGAAACATTTGCCATAAATACCCAATCGAAATTCCCATCAGTCATCAAAACTTCCGCGACCACCGCACATTCTTCATGGAGAGTGCAGCTCAAATATGCAAAATGTCTGGTGCAGAGTTTACACCCGACAAGGCTTATGACTTGGTAGACGCTTACGAAGCACCAGGTGCTGCACACGACCCCTTGTATGATTGCAAAAGAAGCATTCATAATACTTGGCAAATGATGAAGTACGTCAGTTGTTTGTCCAATCACGAGCAATAACGCTTAGTTATGTCAAATAATCGTCATATTTTTTCTCCTTACATTCCCTATCTGAGGGATAGAAAAAAAGGTAAGGGTCGTCCCATCATTCACGAATATCTGCACCGCATTGCGTACACCGAAACCATGCGAGGCAATGAGGACGAAATACCGACCCTCTTGTTTTATGGCGCACCCTTTGCCTTGCTAAAGGACGCTTGTTGCCACATTCACAAAACGATGTGTGGAAATGTAAGAGACTTGAAAATAAAGTTAGAGCATTCGTGCCGACACAAGAATGGCAAATGTTATTGGCGTTATGCCGTGAGCGTGATAGACCTTAACGAACACTTTATCTCATTTAAGGAATTTACTTTGTTACTAATAGCACACATTAGGAATATTTGCAACTGTGCCATTCGGCATTACAGGCTCGAAACTTTCCTAAATTTATAATAATCCTTTATGCAATTCCACCCAATTATCAATCGTCTTGCAAACCTCCCGCTGACTTACCTTGTGAAGCCAGCCGAGGAACAGCATTTTGAAGGTCAGACCGCGTTTTTTTGTCCCTTCTGCCAAAAGAAGGGGACCGAGGATGCCGATGTCCCGACCGACGATAAGGCAAAGGCAGGACAGACACCGCACTTCATTATCTACAATGACGAGCGTGGCGGTCTTTACAATGGGGTAGGGGTTGATGGCGATACGCAAGCCAAGCACGGAGCCGTGCACTGGATGTGTACAAAAACAGGCAAGCAAGGCTATGGTACTTTAGAACTTTATGCCGCCATGCGCAATTTGTCCATGCACGGAGCCAGTTTGTTGCGATTGTGCAAAGACTTGGTGGTTCGGGTATATGGCGACACTGATGAAACGCGTGCGGTGTTCCCAATGTTGTTTGGCAAAATGGACTACCGCACCATTGCACCGCAGACGATAGACACCTTCTCGTTCATGCCTAAGATGGATTTTAATCCGCAAGAACTTGCCGCACTCGGTTGTGAGGTCACGTTGGTAAAAGGCATTCCAACTTTTGGTTTTGGCAAGGACTTTACCACCGACATGCTCAACAAAGATTTCCGCATTTATGCCGTTGATAGTGTTACGCTACCTAACGTAGTGCGCGAAGGCAAGCAAGTGAGCGAAATCATTTATGGCACGCCGTGGAATCCACTTTTTGTTTGCTTCGCTACCGATGTTATAGCGCCACAAGGTTCATGCGGTTGTCTGTTCCGTCCGGCAATGAAAGGCGACCCAATAGTCTTTTCTACTTGCGACGACCACAGTGTGCGCAAGGTAAGCCGTTGGCTCATGGGCGATAAGGTCTTTACCTACGCTATGGATAATCGCGATAGTGCATCCACTGCCGTACATGCAGCCATTGATAAGTTTGATCCGAACGAGCAATATTCCGACACAAGAGATATTTGGGTGGAGAACGAAACTAAGGATGGCGAGCCGAAAGGCACGTTTCGTTTGGAACAAGAAAAAATAAAGCCTTCCGACGTAAAAGCTCGCAACATCGTGTTCTGCCGCACACCCGAAGATGCCATTAGCGTATATTACGCCATGCGTTCGCTTCGTATCGACAAAGAGCATGATCTGCATTTTCAAAAATTCTGCTGGTATCACGTAGCCTTCAGCATAGGTAGAAGGAATTTCTGGTGTATCGACCGCGGACAATGGCGACAAGAGAAACTTGACTTCAACGCTATACAATATCAAAAGATGAAACGCTTTGCTGAGCGTATCATTATGCTTTACCCCAATGATATTGCCAGTCAACGCGATTGCGGAGCCATTGCAACTAAATATAGCGACTTGTGCTATGCCATGTTGCCCGAAGCTTTCCGCTCACGTTACAATCAGCGTTGGCAATGGTTGTATGGTTGTTCGCCTCGTTCTGTGCGCGACTACATGATAGCCTACCGCATGACCGACGAGGACAACTTTAAGTTCGACCACGACCTCCGCATACCGCTCTACTCGCGTTTGCGTGGTGCTAAGAACACCGACCCCTTTGAAATTGAATATCCGCGTGATCCGCGTAGTGGTAAACCCAAGCCACCTACTTGCAAGGTATCACCTTCTAAGGTTTGGCTCTTTATGAGCGCACACGGATATTACCGCATGATAGACCCTGAAAGCACCGACCTTGTGGGACAATACATCCACCTCGACCGCTGCTTTGTGGAATATATAGATGTAAAGAGCATCATTCAAGCCGTTAAGAGTTTGTTGTTAGAGTTTATCGAACAAAGTTGGCGACACAACGACCAAGAGCAACGCTTAATGTCTGATTGCGCCAACATGGTTGATAAAACTTTTACCGAAAAGTCAGCGGGTGGTTTGCAAAGCATGATCATTCATTTTGCAGACGCCTTTAATGCCAAAACGGAATACTTTTATTTCCGCAATGTGGCTTTAAAGATAACGCCCGAAGCTATCACACCAGTCAGTTACGACAACATTAACTTTTTTATTCCTGCCTTAGCTCGCAAGCCCTACGACTTTACGATGCGTGTTTTTAAAACACCATTCAACATCTACGAAAGTCAAGAATACCTCGACCGACGCGCAGCTATCGACCAAAAAGAAAAAATGCGCAACGAAGATGGCTCTCCAGTGTTCTCAACCATTGAAATAGGGCAAATGAAAGCCGATTTAGAGGAATGGTCGCAGACTTACCGATGGAAAGTAGATTGGCAATGCAAACGCGAACAAGACCTTTGGCCTATTCTTCGCATTATCCGTGGTTGCTCGAATGTGCTTTGGGAGAAAGAGCAAGAGGCCATTCGCAACAAACAAGAACTTCCGTTCGACGACCAAGCCATTATAGCCTCACACTTCGCTAATATGATTTCGTGTATCGGTCGTGTTTGTTATCGCTCGTGGGACACCATGCAGAGCATTTGCCCCTATTTGTTGGAAGACAACATCATGGACGAAAAGCAAGCAAGTGGTGGTTCGGGCAAGTCAGTTATGATAAACCTTGTAGTAGGTTCGGCTGTGAATGTACTAAAGGTGGATATGAAAGAGTTTATCTCCATTACAGATGCCAAATTCTGCCTTTCCGATTTGCAGCTTTACCCAGGCAAATATCGCGTGGTACATTGGGAAGATAAGCCGAAGGGTTTTCCGATGAAGTACTTTTACAACAAAGTAACTTCTGGCACCAAGGTTGAAAAAAAGTTTGGCGACCCCGTGCTGATGAAGATGGAGGACTCTCCACTCAACGTCATTACATCCAACTCACCATTGAGCGATGACGATGATTCAACCGTAGGTCGTTTCCCGCTTGTTTCATTTTCTGATAGATTTGCTCGAGCTAATCCGCAGAAGCGCAAACCCGCACGATCGCCAAGCGATGTAATGAAGAACTTCCGCATGGAGCCAGAGAAACTCACCGACACTGACCGCAACCAAACCATTTATATATGTGCTTTGGCGGTACAGTTCCTCATGCGTTATCACACCTTTGCCATTGCACCACAAGAGAATGTGCGCCGCCGGCAAATGGTGCAGAAACTCACCGAGAACATTGTGAACTATTTTGAATGGTTCTTCTCGCAGTCGGAGATTTATGGTGTACCCATTTGCACGGACGAGATGTTTAACGACTTTCTTCGCAACTGGGCAGACGCCAGTGAGGGAAAATCGAAAGAGTATAGCCGAGCCACTTTTAAAAAGAAGATTTACGACTATTGCGAGAACATGGGCATTACTTGCAACCCCAAACACCTTTTTGAGAACGATGCTGATAAGCACCGCAAATGTTTCAAGTTGCAAGCATGGGTCACACAAGAGTACTTTGTGGGTCGCGAGTGGGAAAACGACAAAACCGTTTCACCTAAATACATACGCTACTTGCAAACGTCAAAGCATGTGTTCTTCTTCTACCGACCTGGTAAGGATAAAGTACCCAAGGACTACAAAGAACTCAAAAGCATTGCGCGTAAGTTTGCTGAACAACCCGACCTTTTGCCCTGTCGCGATGAAGATGGCAAAATTGTGAAGCTCACCGACGAAGAACAAACCCGTTGGGACAACTTCATGTCGCGCAAGCAAGGCAAACGAATAGTCATAAGCAATAACGAAAACCAAGTCGCCCAATCGGTTGCTCAAATCAAAGAGGAGGATTTACCCTTCTAATAACAACGAAACAACAACAAACAAATAAACTCAAACAATTATGGCAAGTTACAACGGGAGTATTGACCTCCTTGCGCTCAATGGCGCACAAGTTTTTACAGGTATCGACCCACAGAACCCCACACGTGCATTTGTCTGTGTGCCAGTTGACTTAAACGAAATCAGACTAACCACCTCGCGCAATGATGCAACCAAGCAAATTGCCGGACTGCGCGTAAACATTTGGCCACTCCACGAGGAATATAAAAATGCCGTTCGTCGAAAGGCACAAGAGCGAGGCGACAACAATGTGAATGTGCCAACGCACGAGATGAAAATCTCTTACACTACCGAATTTGTGAAATACATTGCTAAGTCATTCCCTAATTTGGTAGAACAAGTAAAGGAGCAGAACAAAGAGCGCGACCCAAGCATTATGACGCAAGATGTGCAAGACGAAAATAGTCATTTGTTTAAGGCACTTCGCAACCGCATGAACAAGCGTTTGGCCATGCTCTATCAGCCACAGAATAATGCGCAGCAAACAGCCTATCCACAGCAAGCCTACAATGCCGCAAGCAATGCTACTGCTTATGTAGCACCTGCCAACAACGAAACTACGCAACCACAATGGGGTGCGAACTTCAATGGAGAAGACCTCCCATTCTAAAACCTTTTTAAACGAACCCAACAATGAAACTTCAAGCTCAATCATCTAAAGCCCTTCACACTGCCTTATGCAAGGCTTCAAAGTGTATTGCCAGTAAAAACCCGTTGGCCATTCTCGACAATGTGTTACTTACTTGCAAGGGCGAAAACAACTTCTACTTCATTTCGGCATCCAGCAGTTCGCAGCTCACCATTCCCGCACCTTTAACCTTGTTTGAAGGCACGTTCGAAGATCCCGTTGCTTTGCCTATCAAAACTTTTATTCCTTTCCTCGCTACTTTGCCCGATTGCACACTCTCAATGATTTTCGACAAGGATAGCAATACCATTGCGCTCACTTATTGCACCGATAGCAACGGCAACACCAAGGAGGGTAAGGCTTCAATTCCCTTCCTTGATGGTACGGAATTTCCTATGCTCATTGAACCAAAGGGTGATACAACAAAACTTGTACTTCCGGTTCCATTCTTCAATGAGGTACTTGCGCACTCAGCAAACTTTACGTCAAAGGACGAGTTGCGCCCTCAAATGAATTGCCTTTGCATGGACGTATTAGAAGATCGTTCAACCATTAACTTCGTGGCTACAGACGGACAAACCCTTATTCGAACCACTTATTCTAACGATCCTGCAAATGGAGGTAGTGAGTTCTTTAAAGGAGGTAAGCCCGGCCGTTTGCTCTTGCCATCGATGTTCTTCCGCACCATGTCGGTGTTCGATGGTTGCGAGGTAGTGGAGATTGAGAGCGACACACACACACTTAAATTTACAGCCGACGACATTGAGTTGATCTGTAAGTCTATCGACAAAATTTATCCCAACTACGCGTCGGTTATCCCAATGGGCAATCCTTTCTATATTTCATTTAATAAGAAAGAAATGATCGAGATTATAAAGCGTGTAAGCATTTTTGGTGACAAGAATCACAACAGACTTATGCTTACCAAGAACGGTATGTTCATTGATGTTTCGGCAAAGGATGTGGATTATTCAACCGCCGCCGACGATCAAGTGTTTATTATAGACTCACAATGCGATGAGCAATTCCGTATTTGTGTGAACGCAGGTCGTATAGAAGATTCACTCAACGCCATCGACTCAGATAATGTGCGCATGCAGCTTTCAGAACCCAACCGAGCTATTCTGATTACAGCTGATGACCCGGCACCCAAGGTTCTCACGCTTTGTATGCCAATGCTCTTCGATTAACCACAACCCACAAAACCTAAACTCAGAACACAATGGAAGATACGTTATTATTCATTCCGCCTTGTTGCGTAGACCGCAAATTGCCAAGGGCTATCATGCAAGCCCCCTACCGTTCGCTCACGTTCTACACCCATAGCGACGTAACACTCGAAAAGTTGTATCGTGCCGTGGGTTATATGTTAGAACAGTCGCACACCATGGTAGTAAGCATGACCTTTATTGAAGTCGAAACGATGGCGTTCTTTCTGCAATGTTTTGAGCGCGGCTGGATAAATGCTTTGGTATTGTCTACCTCACAAGATTGTTCGGCAATGGTTGATAAGTATCTGTCCGACTATAAGAATAAGGTGTTATATGTGCAGCACCGAGATGCGACAGATGGGGCATCCCACTTAGTTCTGTACTCCGCAGACAAGGCATTGGTCGTTGAAGGTCCTATGTACTCTCGCACCATGAGTGCCAGACTAACCAACTATCATGCCACCTTCTATCCAATATTGTCAACATATTCTAATAGTCAGGATTGGGGCAACCCTTTGCGCAATGCGCTTTTCCCAGATGTGCTTCGTCACCGCCAAGGCGCAAAGCAAAGCAAGCGCACAAACCTGTGTTCTGAGTTAACTCATTTCCTCAACGTAGAATTTCCGCCTTATGAATAGTCGTCCACAACAATCCTACACCAACCTTCGCCAATATACCGAAAAGTGGCAATGGATTGACCCTCGCAGCCATCAACTTGTGACGGGCTATGTGCATCCGCAAAGTGCCACCCAAGTTGAACGCCACTCGTTCCACATCAAGTTCCTCACTAAAACAGGGCATGTAGACGAGGGCAACTGCATTTGTCTTTCCGTCAACACACTCACGCATCAACGCAGAGTGCAGTTTATTGAGAGCAAAGAAATAAGGTGGATCAACGACATCTTAGTGTTAGAGGTGGACGGCACCCGATTTATTACGCATTGATTTGTTTATGTTATGATTATTGGATTAGATTATTCCGCGTTTCTGGTTCGCGATGAATAGGAAACGTATTTTTAAAAAAAAACTTACAACTATGTGGAATTTCTTTAAACGAAGAAGACAGAAAGAGCTATTAAGCGGCATTCGTAACCTCTCAACCATGTTTGGCATACTTGACCAGTTGTCAAAGCGAGGCAACATCTACTGGAAAGAGAAAGACAACATCTTGCTTATTGAAGAGCGTTTTGCCCTGCTTAAAATAGCTGAGGGCAAAGAAGGCTTTCAAAAGTTTCTTGAACAAGTAGCAACTTGGCAAAACTACCAACTCATTACCGCTGCTTACGAACAGCGTGTGTTGGATATTGAAACTGAAGCAGTGCGCCATGCACAGCAAGACAATCCCAACCTGACCAATGCCGACATCTACCGCATTCGTCAGCATGCTCGTACCACGATGAGCGAAATCAAGCCTGAAAGTCTTGACGTCATTCGCGAGTTCGACATCATGGTCATTCGTACCACAGCACCTTCGGCTAAGGATGCCACGCAAGAGAACGGACAACTGCTTGCCATTGGTCATTACGATGGCACACAAGTAGAAATGGCAATGTACGAGGATGTGAAACACGCTCTGCATAACGAAGAATAACTATTAAAAAGAGGAGGATAAATTATGATTGACAAACTCAAAACTAAAATCATTCATTGGTTAGGTGGTTACACCGAAGCCGAGCAACGCGAAAATGGTAGAGAAGCCTACGACGTAGGTGTGAAAACCATGTTGTATAGCATGAAGGTCTTTGCCGATCGGCTAAACGGACTCCCTGCTGATGATTGGTGCAAGAAAATGTATGAACACATTGAGCAAGGTTTTCAGTGCATAGAGGAAGGCACTCATTGACATTATCCACATTCAAACCTAAGATACGTTATGAGCAATCTTATATTATTTGCACTCATTGTTCTTGTAGTCAACATCGCCATTGGCATAATCGCGTATCATTGTGGCTACAAAGATAAAACTGGTATGCTTCAAACCGAAAAGGAAGCTTCCTATGCCAAAGGACGCGATAATGGTTTTGCCGAAGGCTACAAATGCGGACTCACACAAGGACGCGAAATTGGTCAAAAGGAAGGTCGTGCCGAAGGCTTTGCCGATGGCAAGATTTTCGGGGCGCAACAGTCGTATAACGAAGAAGCCCTACGTTCTATGGGTCTGAAGTTTACCTACGACAAAAACATTACTTCCAGAAAATAAACATTTTAATCATCACCAAGAATACTATCATGAGTGGAGTACCCAACAAATTCACCGACGTAAAGCCTAAATATTCCATTCCTCAAAAGCCACATCCCACGGCAAACGTCCTAATGTACTATCTCGATGGTGAGATAAAGGAGAAGTTTTTTGAACTCTATCCTACGCACACCAACCCCGAACTCATGAAAATCTTTGGTGTATGCTATGGCACCATTACTCGTTTTGCACGTACCTATTGTTTACAAAAAGACATGGATGTAATTAGGCGCAAACAGGCAAAGGCAGCTAAGAAAACTAACACTGAAAGCGGCTATTACGCGTCATTGCGCGGTCGTCGTCCGAGCGAAGCAGCCATCGAAGCTACCAAGCGCATTCGTGCCGAGGGTTTTTCCCCTTTAGCAGTATTTAAGCAGAAACATCCGCGAAAGTACAAGCGCATGATTAAAGATCGTGCTGAGAAGCGTAAGGATTTGATACGTCGCGACCGTTTGCGCTTGGAATATGGTTTGCCTCGTCTTACAAAATTACGCTTAACGGTAAACACACTATCTCATGCAGCACGTGTTCAGAAGTCGGAAATGATTAGGAAGAAAAACTACTTTGCCGACCCCGACCACACCGAATGGGTATGCTACGACAGCGAAACCGACCGTTCACCGCAAATGGAGGCAACCGCACACCGACATGGTTTATACGTGGTAGCTGGCGAGGAAACTGAAAACACCGAACAACAAACAAACGCATAGCATTATGGAAGATTCAAACGAAATTGTTGAAGTAGAATGGACTGCCGAGGAAATTGACAATGGCATCGTACTCGGAGATACAAACATACTCACTAAAGAAGCAGCCGTTGTAGGGTCAGGCCCCAACGACAAAGAAAGCATAAAACGCATGTTAGGCGAATGGTTCTTTGCAGAGTTAGACCGTGCGTTTAAAAGTCTCGAAACGTCTATAGTCCATATCACAATGAGAATTGAAAGTGAAATATGAAAATTTATACCCCCCCAACTTGCGGGCGTTGTGTTTTTTACAACTGCATCAGTAACGGATGCCGCGAGCCGTCGTCCATTCATTATAAAGGCACCGTGAGTCCCTTTGCCCTTGCTTGCCATGCGTTCCTTTCTATTGCGCAGGTGTTTAAACCTGTGAAGCGCAAAAAGTGGCACAAGGTAAAAACCATGGACGATATGGAAACCCCTGGCGCACGTTTCATTTAACCCTACAACTCTTATGAACCCATCTAAAAACGCCCGACTTATTCAGCAGTTCTACGCTGCATGCAATGCCCTTGCAAATGCTGTGAACGTACAGTTGTTCGAGAGCCTACGCGACCCCTATTGGGTAGCCAACGAAATTGGCGGTTTGTGCGATTTTGAAGATACCGACTTCCTCACCCCCGAAGAAATGGTACTCGTTCTTCAAGCCAACCTCACCTATGATGAGTATGCTGAATGGCGCGACGCCAACATCAAGTATGGCGAAACTAAAGGCATTATCAATCTAAAATCGTGGCTGAAAGGTTGTCGATTTAGCATGATTAAGGATAAACGCAAGGAATAATCAAAAAAACTACGTAAATATGAAAAGAAAAGAACGTCTGCCAGATGTGTTATTTTTTTCGAAGCAAGCGTCAAATTGTATGGCAAATCGCCCGTCAGAGCTTCACATTTGCATGGATGCGGATATGCAAGGCGTAAGTTTTAAAGATCTTCCAGCGAATGTAGCAATGGACAACAAGGCTGTTTATCGCAACATTGTTCAACTTTGGCATTCCGCTTTTGAAAAACCGTATTGCATAGGTCAACTTCTTTGCTGGTGTCGTAATGGAAGGTTCTTCGTTCATGAACATTACAGTCATAACGATGAAAATTGGAACCTGTTTATCAGCACGAACGATATAAAGCGTTATTGTTATCTTGCAAACTTACAACCAGACCTCTTTGACTAATGATAAAGATAAACTACCACATCCCCCTTGTTTTTGGGCATTTTCGCAAGTTACCGAAGCCTTCAACCGTGGCGCGTTATGGCACCTTAGCCGATGCGTAAAGATTACCATGCACGATGCAAGTGTGCTTATCTGTTATGAATAACCCCAAACCCCTAAGAACCAATGATAACGAAAATCAACTTCCCCGACCGCACCATTAAGAGTTATGCCATCCGAAAATTTACCCCCTCCGAATGCTTCCGATTGATGGGTGTGCGTCAGGACGTGATTAACGTAATGCAAAGCACCAATGCCCAAGCCGCCGAGCGCATATGCCTGGCTCTGAGGGCAAAGGCAAACCAAGCGACATGGCGGTGTCGGCGAGTCAGCAATACATGCAAGCAGGCAATAGTATTGTGGTGGATGTGCTCAAAGCCATTTACGCACAACTGTGGTTTCCCCAACCGCCCTGCCCCAAAGCGCAGTTATCCATGTTCGATGACTTCTTTTCTAAAGACGCCATACCGCTTCATCCAGTAGACACCCCCGAAGGCGAAAAAGTAATCATTACCACCTTTAGCGGGTATGACTCCCAACTCATGGCAGCCGATGCCTTACGCGAGGATCATCCCAACTTTCAGTGGACGTGTATGGGCTGGAGCGACATCGACAAATTTGCTTGTCAAATGCACAACATCGTTTTTCCGCAATATGCCGACCGTGCGTTGGGCGACATTACGGAAATAGATTGGCACAAGGTAAAGCAGTCGTTGCAAGGTTCTGAAGTAGACTTGTTTACTTATAGCAGTCCTTGTCAAGACATTAGCCAAGCCGGAAAGCAAATGGGACTAAAAGAGGGTAGCGACACACGTTCTGCCTTGCTTTGGCACGTAGCCGATGCTGTGGCGGTGTTAAAACCCAAATATCTCCTTCAAGAGAATGTGGCAGCTTTGGTCAGCAAAAAGTTCATGCCCGACTTTAAGTTATGGCTCGCTAAACTCGAATCTCTGGGCTACGTCAACCGCTGGGCACGTTTGAATGCCAAAGACTATGGCGTGCCACAAAATCGCGACCGTGTGTTCTGCCTATCCATGCGCAAGGACGTAGCCTTCGACTATCAGTTTCCCGAAGCATTCCCCTTGCAAACGCGATTGGAGGATGTGTTAGACGAGGAAGTGTCAGAACGCTATTTTCTGAAAGATGATGCCGTGCAAAAGTTCTTGCAAGCCAACGACAACGACACCGCACTTTTCCTTCAGTTCGACCTTCCACCTACTCACGAGGCTGCTATGTTTCTCAAAACGTGGCTCACGCTGTGGATGTATGCAGCCGATGGTTGGGAAATGACCTCTACAAGTCTTCAGCTCGCCCTTTATTCGGCAAAGCAGGAAATGGAGCTGTCTTATTCCGTGTTCATCGAAAAGGGAGTTCAGGCATTGGGCGAAAAATTTGCAAGCGTCTTTGAAGAGAATATGGAACGCAAAAACAAATAGCAATTTACCACAATCTTTTAAAAGAAACAAAACAATGAGAGCAATTAAATTCAAAGGCCAGTGCATTGACCCTAAATCCGATGGAAAAATAGCATGTGGCTCGCTTCTTACATCTCCAGATGGTACGGAACGAATTTTTGAACACGACCACGACAAAGTGTTCAATTATTTCAGAGTAGATCCTGATACCATCTGTCAGTTCACTGGCTTTTTCGACAAGAACGGCAATGAAATTTATGAGGGTGACGTGTTGCGCTCGGACGAATATCCGTACAGTTGCCTTAAAGACAACAAGCGCGATAACTACTATGCCGTAGTGTATTATTGCGAGGAGGGAGCATGCTTCGCTATAGCAACGGCAAAGAACCCGAAATCAGACGTGAATGGTATTTCGGACGGCATTTTTGATGATGTCTCGCGACAGAAAATAAAGAAATTCGAGGTTGTTGGTAATATCAACGAACCCGAGTGGAAACAATACAGAGAGTATTTTCAGTCAGAATAAGCAAAAGATTCACACTTAATGATATACAACAAACAATAACAAAAAATGGAAACAAAAAAAAGAAGAATTGTTTGAAAAGGTTATTGACGACTTAAAACAATGGGAGGATGCCGACGAAGCAAAACATCGCTACATATTCTTGGCAAGTCGCAGAAGTGGTCTTTTGAGCATCATGAGCTCTTGTTCCATGCACGAACTGACTTTCATGCTGGGTCTTTTCGTACTTAAGAGTCCTGGAGCTGCTTGTGCCGTAAAAAAGTGTGCTGCCCACATCGACAGACTCATGCAGAGTGAACCCATCTACCAAAGGTGGAAGGACGACAAAGATTTTTCAGAATCTGTAAAGGATGGGGTGTTTATGAACTGTTTTAGAAAAGTCGTCGAACGTGAAGGCGTTGATTTGGCAAAATTTCTTTCAAAGAGCCGTGACATAGATTCTGACGACAACGCATACAATGACGAAGAATAATCCCAATGCTTAAACAGATAAGACAATGGCACAAACAAGTTTTAAAAGATTTCCCTTCAATATTGAATTGGCGAAGAAGATAACCAACAAGGAAGTGAAAGGACAAATTGTAACGAGGAACGGGCTAAAGGCGAGAATTGTTTGCTTCGATTTTAAATATCTCGTAGGCAAAAAAGGCCTTGCAGTTCTTGTTGAACATGGCGATTACGAAGTTGTACTGTGTTTTAACACCGATGGCAAAGAAATATTTAGAGAGAATCGAGACATATATAACCTCCACATCGAAATTCCAACCTACTACGAGGACTACTCCAACTTTGAGCCGGACAAGTGGCAACCGTGTTTGGTGAGAGAGAACGAAGATGAGATATGGCTTCTACAAGTAAGCAAAGGTAAACGCTGCGGTGATGGCGTGCTGTTCTACTGTCCCGATGGCAGCACTAATGTTTGGCGACACTGCCTTCCCCTCTCCAAAGCAACCCAACGATTGATTGGCACGACTAAGAGCTATGAACAACTGATAAAAGAACTTGATGCAGAATTAACTGTCTCAAACAAACCCGAATAACAATGGAAAACGAAGAATTTGACTTTTACGAAATCAAAACCTTTGAAGACGCTTGCAAGCGGTTGGGGATTCCTGTAGAATCTCTCATTGTAGAATCATGTGGCGTTGCCTCGGCTTATGATGCAGCAAACGCACTTTACAAGTTGTTAGTCATCCAAAAGGCTATGAATAATGACAAGTGGCGTGATGAAGATGGCCTGAGCTATTACCCTTACTGGGAGTTCTACTCAAAGGAAGGAATGGAGCGCATTAGTGAGGAGAAGAAGCAGAAAAGGGGTATTAAGCAACTCTTCTCTTGTGCTGTTGCGTTTAGTACGGAATGTGCGGGTGTCCGCTGTGCGACTCCGAATGCTCGTGGTGTGCTTGCAAATACGTATTGTGGTTTCCCCTTATGCTTTAACAGCGAAGAAGCTGCACTCTACGCAGCCAATCAGTTTGAAGATTTGTTCTTCCAGTACTACGGAATTAAAGTAAAAGCGTAACATAACTAAAAACAATATGAAACAACGAATGTTCTATTTCGGGACGAATGGTTGTGCTGGGCATTATGCTTTTCCTATCAATTCAGATTTGCCTGATGTAAAAAGTGACGATTGGGCGCGTTTCGATGATGCTATGCTTATTTGGATAAGAAAATATGGCACTTATAGCCAAGCAAAATTATTCGGTTCTGAGTGGTCTGTGTATGCAGTTCCTTACTCGGTTGATGATGCACGCGGTGGTTGTCACACTGATTTTCTGTGGGAAGGCGAGCACACTAAAGAAGAAATGGAGGCATATATTAAGCAAAATGCTTTTCTTCGTAGGCAGTTCCGTTTTAAGCTTGAAGCCAACATGGTAAATCGTGGAGACATTGTTCATGCGTCAGACGACTCTCTCGTCTTAATTCATCACATTGGTACAGAAGGAGAAGTTTATTATGAAGCCTATGCTGACAATGCTCGTGGACGACTGCAATATGAACCGTACACTTATCATTACGGATTCATAACAAGTTGCTATCCAGCTACCGAAAAGCAAAAGCGGTGGTTAAGGAATTGGATTAAAAGACATAAAGGAGAATAATGTATCAAATGTAGTAGTAACACTAATAATTAGAATTTATGAATGTAGAAGAAATATTAAGAGGTTGTCCAAGTGACATAAGGCTTTATAGTCCAATATATGGTGAATTAAGTTTAGTGAGTGTTTGCTTACATAATTCTATTTATCCTATACTTTGTCGTGTATTAAAGAGCGGAAACGCAGTTAGTTACACAGAAGATGGCAAGAATAACATATCAGATGCAGAACTTACACTTTTCCCATCAAAAGAACAACGCGATAGGAACAAGTTCGGACTAACTGACCATGAAGCAAAACATCAGTTCAAGCCGTTCGATAAAGTTCTTGTGCGAGATTATAATGATAACGAATGGAAGTGTGACTTTTTTAGTAACATGAACGAGCACGGTTATTATAATTGCATTAACTCATGGTGGCACCAGTGCATTCCCTACGATGGTAACGAACATTTATTAGGAACCACAAACGACCCAAAGTAATAATGGAAAACAAAACATTCGACTTTCACGAAATAAAAACATTTGAGGATGCTTGCAAGCGATTAGGCATTAGCGAAAACACTCAGCTTTTAGTAGTAGACCCTGGCGATACCGAAGCATTTTTGCGAGCGGAAGCACTCTACGAGTTGTTTATCATTCAAAAGGCTATCAACAATGGCAATGTACGCGACAAGGAATTGTGGGGGTTCTATCCTGTTTGGAAATTTTATTTTGCAGACGATTTCGAGCGTATGTCTGAACACGACAAAGAAGCATTAGGTCTTCGTTCAATTTTACATCGCGACGAGCCTTATTACACGGGTATTTCTATAGTTCAATGCGAACACTCGTCTTATGCAGAGAGGTTGCTAAGTATATGTGATGCCTATCCCTTCTGCTTTAATAGCCCTGAAGCCGCCCTCTACGCAGGTCGTCAGTTCGAATCCCTTTTCTTTCAGTACTACGGAATTAAACTCAAAGATCCACAATGAAAAAAATACTTTCACTGCTTTGCGCATTGTCCCCGTTTGCGGCACCCATTCTTCTTGTTTTTTTAGCCGTGCATTGTTTTCACGATCGTATAGCTATTAGTGCTATCATGATGCTTATGTTGAGTTTCTTCTCAATGCAAGGTATGCTCGAACGCCTACTCACTGAGAATTCCAAACTTAAAGACAAGCATGAAGCTTAAACTCACCCAAGCCGCCCAGCCTTTTCCGCTAAGTAGGGGTGGTAAACGGCAAGCGGTAAATGTGACCAACGGGGGGTGTGCAGCCACCCTTACCACTCGTTACGAGAACATTGGGCCTACCAACATTCTCACGTTGGCACATTACCCTATGACGGTAGTGCTCTATGAATATGAATAAGATAATCCTTAATGCCGCAAGTTGTGGGTGTAATCTCTTGTTATCCCACACCATTAAAGCCAATTATTATAAAATGGGAGTGCGCAACTTCCTCTTTACTACTGGCAACGATGGCTTCGACGCCACGGCGGTAATGATTGAATATGATTAACCAACGTCCCTTAAATGTTTGTATGGGTGGGGTAGCCGTAACGCTTAACACCCGATATGAGCGGTTGTGTGTGGAACATCTCATGTCGCTCGTTCATTTCCCACGAACAGGAGTATTGATTGAGTATGATTGAAAAGAATGTAGCTTATGAAATGTAAACTATTGCGAAAGGTACGGAGTATAGCAAAGGGTTGCGCCCATATTACGAGTGTTACTATTGAACAAGATTCTACAATGTCGCGTGAGTATGTTTCGTCTGTTTCTATTGGTTATCGCACATCAGAATGCTACCAACTTTATAGAGGTATTTACAAGCAAGGCATGAGCGTAGAAGAATTTAATCGCAAGGTTTGGCATAGATATTGGCTAAACAATCGCAATTATTATTATGCTAAATACAGGAGAGGTCCTAAAGGACATGATTAAGGTATATAATTGAATATGCTAAAAAAGAATGCGCGGCTTGAACGCATGGTTGCCCAAGGCTTCCGCCCAGGGCATGGCATTTGGATAGACACCTACAACCGACAATTTGGGGAAGGTATAATCTACACCATACTTGCCGGAGTGAGCAGCCGTAACCATTATTATGTGTCTGTAGAATTATGAACGCTGAAATCCGCCCAATCGTTCTTGGTCGTTACTCACCCTCGCAAAACGGCATCATCGTGTCGGCAAAAGGCATTGCACGTTGCATAGCTGGAGGGGGTAAGGGTCATGATGTGGATAAACCTAAGATATTGATTGAGTATGATTAGATATAACTTTTACCAATATCCTCGTGGTAAAAACAATGGGGGGGTAATAGGTATAGACTTGTGTCCAACGATCACCAGCTGTTCGTGGCAGTATAATTGTTTTTTAATCAAAGAGTATGATTAGCCGTGCTGTGCTTGTGCATTATCGCACAGAAGAAGCTAAGCAATTTCGCAGAATTGCATGGCGATAGGGGAAGGTGTAAATACGGCGATAAGTATCACCGTCCCAGCCAATGGCCGTGGAGTAATTCGATAACAACAGTAACAAAAGATAACCTATTATGCTACGTTTTCGCATAGCTGCTTTTCGAGGGCGTGACCCCGACAATCCATCCGACCGCAAGCATCCTTCCAACGGACGTTTCTGCCAGCGAATGGAGATAAACGTGGCGGGTACAACCAATACTCTCACCTCAGTAGGCAAAGACAATATGGTATATCTGTAATATTTGTAAAGAAAAGAATATATGACCAACCAAACACCATTTGTGCAACGCTATTCCAAAATATTTCCTCGTTGTGGGGGGTATTCAACCGCACTCTCCTCACGCTACGAGGCTTGGGCAGGCTTGTATGATGAGCATGGACAACACACAATGATACTTCTCACTTATGACTAAACGCACATTCATCGGCTGGAGCCGAGACCGCGAAGGCAAAGTTGTGTCGCGCCCCGAAAAAACAGATGTGAGCAATGCCATAACCCAAGCCACGGGTGGTGCACACACCTGCCAAGAGGACGGATTAGGCAACACCACGCCCTATGTGGTGTATGAATTTGAATAACCTCAAAAAAAACAAACTACAATGATGGAAGAGAAGAAACGTCTTATTGCCGAAGCCTTACACAATTTAGGCTACCGCTGTATTGGAAGAACAGATGCAGAAGTGGTGTTTGGCAAGCCTATTGGATATGGCATACTTAGGGCAGACATACTGATTGAAGACACAAAGGCAAAGCTCGAAGTTATGCTTATTGTGAAAGGTAAGGCAACAGACGCAAAGCCTGCCGAAAACTTGGTGTTTCGACGAGAGAAATGCACTTTGCCATCGGACGGAAAGTGTGCGGATTATTACTTAGAAGCATCGCGCTTTGTTTCAGACAGCGAAGCTCTTATTATGCGTAGCCCCGTAAATTGGGTAAACAATCGTTTTCTTCGCTACGACTTTAAGGAGAACACTTCAATCTTGCTTGATTTGCTCTTGTAACGTAACCTCTAATTTAGAACAAACCACAATGACAAAAGACGATAAAACATTTCATGCACTCATCCAAAGATTGGGTGAGATGGTGAAAGAAAATGTAGAACTGGCTCAGCGCGTGCACGAACTCACCGACGACTATAACCGCGTGGTGAAGCAACTGCGAACCAACACCATGGCGAGCAACTTGGCCAAAACATTGAACAAGGTAGAGGACCCGGAATGCGACTGCAATTTTTTGAAAAAGAAAATCGATCAAGTCGAAAAGGCATACATGGATTTATTCGGATCCTTCAGTGACCAATACGAAGAAACAAAGACAGTAAAAAAAAAGTGCAAGGCAGCAGAGAAGAGATACAAAGACTTGCAACATGAACATACGGTGTTACTCCTAAAGTACGATACCTTAAAAGCCAAGTTGCAGAAAGCTGAAGAAAGGTGCGAGGCAGCCGAGGTGAACTATAACGATTTGCGACAAATTCACGACGAGGCGAACTTCCGTATTGAACGTTTTGAGCAATCGGAGTTTGTGAACATAGGTCAGGCTTGTCCGTATTTTACTCCCGATTCTTTGGACGAAGCCGTAAAAGTGGGGTCAAAGGATTGTTTCAAATGCGAGCATTTTTTGAAAGCAGACTTGGCATTCAAAAGATGCGTTCTTTGTGCTTATCGCCAAGATTGTAATAAATAGGTATAAATTAAAACACAATGATACAGACAACATACAAGAAAATCCCCTTCGACCTTGAATTGGCGAAGAAGATAACCAATAAGGAAGTGAAAGGACGCAGTGTAACGCAAGGCGGACTGAAGGCGAGAATTATTTTCTTCGATATGTGGTGTATGAATTTGAATAACTATGGGCAAATATCAAACAAAAAAAACACTTCGCTCATTATGCGCAAAAGCAGGCATTCGCTTGTATAAGCACAAACTGGATGGAGCGAGCTATCAACTTTGTGCAGGTGGATATGTGGTGAATGGTTATACCACACAAGAACCCTTCCACGAAATTTCGTACTACATGCAGAAGCAGTTGATACACCTTCTAAAATATGGTAACGACAAAGACGGAGAAAATGACACTCCCATTAGCTGGCATAAAGAGCGCACACCCGTTCCGCCACTATCCACCCCCATCAATCATTATATCTTAGGACGTGTTTTTACTTGTATGAGTTTAGAAGCCGATGCCGAATATCAAGCTTACTTAGATTTGCAACATTCTTAAATGAAACAAAAAAGCAACTATCCTCACATAATAGAAATAGACCCACAAATGCACACATTCGAATATAAATCTATCATTATCTATAACGACGAAGACCCTATGCCTAAACTCAATGCAGAGGGAAAGCATGGATGGGAAGTGGTGTACATTGAGGATGGCTACAACCGCAAGGTGTGGCTGAAGCGGAAGTTGGATAGAGGACTTCCCCGCGTTGCCGATTTGCAGAAAGTGCAAGGCACCACCGTAAACACTAAATTTTAAAACATAACTCACAATGAAAATCGAAGATATTAAACCAGGCGACGTAATTGTTCGCACCGAAGACGGCATGGTCAATAAGGTAGCCGAGGTAACACCCGATGGTCTTATTCTGCGTTCGGCTTACACTGACATGGCGAAGTGCTTCCATGTTTTTCTCGATCCAGATAGTAGTAAATTAACTGCCGATCATTACGAACCTGCCACCGATGATCAACGTCAATATATTGATAGCAAACTTGCGGATTTTTACGGCACAAATGCCGAAGCCGCAAGCAAACGTATTACGGCACTTGCTACCATGATGGGCGACCTGAAGCAAGAGAACATAGAACTTGCTGAGCGCGTGAAGCAACTCACCGACGACAATAACCGCATGGCAAAGCGAATTGATTCCGCACGCACACTGAGCGACTTAACCGCAGCACTCGATAAGGTGGAGGAGTTGGAGCGTGATCGTGATTTCTTTAAAAAGGAATATAAACAGGGACAAAGACTTTATGAGTCGTTATTCAACCAACATGACCTTCAAAGCAACGAATTAAAGGCGGTCCGCGAAGAACGCGATGACGCTAAGGAGCAATATAACGAATTGCAACATAAGTATGAGGAGTTGCAGAAACAGTTTGATACCGCAAAATCTGAGTTGCAGAGAATTGTAGACGAACGAAACTTATCGCTGGTAGGTTGCAGCAAACATCGAGAGGCTAACTACTTTTCTGAAAAACGTATAAAACGTTTTCTTTGCTCATCTTTTATAAGAAAAGAGCAGGACTGTCCGCATGGCGTAGAAGCGAAAGTTGGCTCTTGGGTATGCTTAAATTGTGAGCATTACATCAAATCCGATTCTGGTAATACTGGAACTGTTCTTTGCGCTTACGACTACGATAAACAAGAAGAAAAGTAATAAGAAATAAACAATGATAGAAAACAAAAATTTAGTCGCTGCGCTCACTCGACGATTAGGCGAGAAAGAAAAAGAGTACGTAGAATTAGAGGAGCGTTATACTGCGTTATCAGACGCATGTGAAAGTTTAGAGAAACAACTTGACAAAAAATATATGTTAAGTAAGATGGGCGAATGTGCTGTGAATAACAAACACCCCATTTTGATAACTGGTGTGAGAATAGGCAGTATCGACTTTAGCGTGTTGAGCCAAGGCAAAGTGTATAGCCTTTTTTACGACGAGGACGGTGAGCGCAAAATGCTCTACTTCGCACCCAAGGCTTATTACCCAGCCGAGCGTTTGCTTGAATGCTATTTTGTGATTGGTGCGAAAGGCGACCATTACACCCAAGCATTCATTCCCGAATGGATTCATGGTTGCCAGTATTACAACAGCATACCGCATCCGTTCCCCGATTTTGCGCAACAACGCGATTGTATGCTTGCGTTAGACTATGACAATATGCGCATCTTGTGGTTTCACCGCGAAGACGAAATAGAAAGAATAAAAGCATTGGCAAAGCACATAAACCCAAAATTTATGTTTCTCGATGCTATTATTCCAGGCATGACAGGTAGCAAATCTTTAAGATTGGTTATTCCTGATTTTGAACACTTGAAGAATAATGCACACTACTAAATTTTAAATACCAGCCATTATGATTACAGCAAAAGAAGCACGACAAAAGAGTTTAGATGTGCTCGAAGAGCGGTTTAAAGACCAACTCAGCGTAGTAGAAAAGTATATTACCGATGCTTGTGCAAAAGGACAAGTAGGCGTGCGTATTGAGAATGCAGAGGAACTTTTTCCCGATGTAGGCACATTAGCCACGTTTTTAAGACTTCGGTATGGTTATGAAAAATCTACACCCCACGGTGAACTTATTTTGTCTTGGTGGGATCAGGTATGAACCGCACCCTTCACACCCTTGTAGTGGGCAGCTTAAACTTTCCACCTTACGACAGAATGTTTGAGCAATCTCGACGTGTATTCTCTCCACATGGCATTGCGCCAACCATTCACACAATGAATGGGGGGAATCAAGAAATAAAAATCTTAATTGAACTCTAACAACATAAACACTTATGGAAAACGTAAAAAAAGTATTCCCAGTAAATCCCATCAAGTTCTACCTCCTTGGTGGCATTCCGTTCTACATCCTGCTTACGCTCAAACTCACTGGTGTCGTGCAGTGGTCGTGGTGGTGGATTACACTGCCCGTTTGGTTGCCCATGTTTTTTGTCGTGTTGGCAGCCGTGGCATTCTGCGTATTCATGCTTTGGCCTATAAACAAAGGCAAATATCGAAATTTACGTAAATAGCAAAAGTGAATATTGATTGCCAGTTCTTGTGTAATCAATATTCATTATTGAAATACAATTCTTAAAATTCTATCAACAATAAAAAAATGAATAATCATTTTTTAAAACGCATTCCTTTCGACCTTGAATTGGCGAAGAAAATAACGAACAAGGAAATTAAGGGCCGCATCGTTACTCGTAAAGGAGAAGAAGTACGCATTATTTGCTTTGACGCGAAGACAAAACATCCGATTATATGTTTAATTGAGAAGCTTTGCGGAGAAGAAGTTATCGTCATGTACATGGATAATGGACACGCAATCGATATATCGAAACACAGTTCTTTTGACCTGCATATCGAAGTCCCCACCTACTTCCGCAACTACTCCAACTTAGTGCCGCAAAAGTGGCAACCTTGTTTGGTGAGAGATGACGATAATAAACCTTGGAATGTTTTGGCCTGTGCTGGAAAGAATACTGATGGTGATGTGATATTTTACGGTCCAGGACGCCATAAATACACTTGGCGACAAGTCCTCCCCCTATCCAAAGTTACCGAACGATTGGTAGGCACCACCAAGAGCTACGAGCAACTGATAAAAGAGCTTGACAAAAATGAGCAAGATTAAATCATGCGACGGGCAAGGCTGCAAGGAGCGCAAGGCTTGTTTGCGCTTTGCCCTGTCGCATACGGAGCGAGACATGCAAAACATGCACAAGGCTTGTTACTTCGCAAGGCCGAATGGGAGTGAATGCCCGATTATGATTAAGCAGAAAACAATATAACAACAACGACAAAAAACATTTTAAGCATTATGAGAACTAACACTATCAACATTGCAGAAATTTTGTCAAGGCAGCCGATCGGCACGAAACTCTATTCGCCCCTTTGTGGTGAGGTGGTTTTTGACCATATAACTGAAGAAGGTAACCATATTATTTGCCGATCGCGCAACATTTCTGGATCAGGTTCTGTAGGGTTTACGTCCGACGGCAGATTTTACGATGGAAAAGGACGTGTAGCTTCCGATGGTGAGTGCCTTCTGTTTCCGTCAAAGTTTTTGCGCCAGTGGGACGTGACCCAATTCGAAGATGGCGATGTGGTGGCGGTTGAGATAGACGATATGCGTTTTGACGAATCGTGTCTATACATCATGATTTTTGAAAAATGCGACTGGAGTGTTGGCGTTATTCAATGCCACGCCATGATGAGGACTAACTCAGATGATTGGTGCGGCGACCGAAGCTGTTTTGGTTTCTTCAGTGATCCCTATGTGGTCCGAGTCTCGTGTCGGGCAGCTTACAAACGTGAAGTATTGGAAATCAAACAAGCCTTGTTTGAGCATCATTTGCAATGGAATGCCGAAAAGAAATGCGTTGAACCCCTACCGAATGAAGAAGAGCAGACATTCACGCACTTCAAGTTTGAGCCTTTTGACAAGGTGCTGGTGCGCGATGATGATGATGATTTATGGAGGTGCGACTTGTTTGAGAGCATAGACGAAAAAGATGGTATGTATAATTGTATCGGCTCATTTCGGAAACAGTGCATACCCTACAACGACGATACAAAGCATTTGCTCTGCACGTGCGAACCTTACAAGCCACAGGCGTAAGCACCTTGTCCGTACCACCGAAAGGGCATTTTGTAACTTTGCTCGTGAGCATACGAAAAACAAGTTTCGCGCGAAGATTTTTAAAACTTCGCGCGAAGATTGAAAAAGTTTCGCGCGAAACCATGTTTTGGTATATGCTATATGTTTAACGAGTTAATACCATTTTGATTTATGGCAATGACACTCAAACTTTCAAAGGCGAAAACCGTCAACCCGCAAACTAAAGAGGTAGGTTTTCGCACAACCGTAAAGTCCAATGGTAAGGCAGACATGGACTCACTGGTAGCGTCTGCAAGTAAAAACACCACCATGCACAAGGCAGAGCTTCGCATGGCTTTCGAGTTGATGCTCGATGCCATTCAGGAAACCTTGTCGGCAGGTAAGGCTGTCGAACTGAAAGGTATCGGCAACATTGGCTTCACTTGCAGCGGTGCATGGACCAAAACAGCCGAGGAGCAAGTGGGTGTGGAACACAAAATTGGTGTGGCCTTCTACCCCAGCACCGAAGTGCATGCTGCCGTGGCTACTGCCAAGACTTCGTGGACTAAGGACAACGAGGGTGACGAACCCACAACCGATGGTGGCGGTGGTTCATCATCAACTGGTGGCACGCAGCAGCCAGGTGGTGGCAACTTGGACGCCTAAGTCCGCTGCCACGTGGCGCACAAGGCATAACTATCCCGAAGGCCAAAGGATCGTAGTCCTGCCTCCGTCGCGACAGGGCGTGTGATTAGCCGACGCACCTTGTTCGCGATGTCTGAGGTGGCCGTACAACGTAATTAACGGGTGCTGGTGCAGACGCATGATATGAGAAGGAAAACTAATAAAAACCACTGCACATTTTTTATTGGATTTATAAAGCTTTTGTGACATGAGAATAAAGGATAAGGAGTTAAGGCGCAAGTTACGCCCCATATTTAGGGACGCAACCAATAAGGTGCATCATCAGGAGAGACTTAGCAATGAATTAATGCGTCGTTTGCGATGGCAGAACAATGTAATTCGTTTGTGCGACAATCGGGATGAATTTATTAAAGCGTTTGGTTTGGCCAAATTAAAATATGTCATATTCCCCAGCCGTAGACGTTTGCCGAAAGATATAACTATACGTTACTATCCTGAATATTCCCGTCCACGTTTCCATATCATCCGTCACGGCAAGTGCAAATATCGCATTGTGAAGCTAAAGAAGAAAAAACAGCGGTGGTGGTTAAGGAGCATTGAGTTTGACACTACCAAAGGTTATTTTCGTGCATTGGGTGGCAAATGGTATTGCATGGGATCGTGCGATTTTGGTTGTGATGCTTGTGACGAACAAGGCTATTGCCGTTGTGGACATTATGAGCAAAGCTTTTGTGGTGTTGCTCGTTCTGTAGGTTTTACACTACATGGTAATTGTTGGTACGAGGCTGAAGACAATGATAAAAGTGCGGTAGAATATATAAAACCAACAAACCCAACCCTCTCATGAGAATTAAACAGAAAAGGTTGAAGCAGAAGTTGCGCCCTATCTTTGACGATTCGAGCAAAGAACTCCTTCAGCTGCGCACGCTTCACAGCGAATATTGCCGTCGCTGTGTGTGGCGGTATAACGTAATTATGCTGTGTGATAATCGCGCAGAGTTTTTTCACGATTGGAAGATGCAGGATTTCCCCAATGTTATCTTCCCAAGTCGCAGACTGTTTCCGAAAACGGTAGCACGTTGGCATTTCAGTTTTCAATTCGACCGCCCGCTCTTTCATCTCATCCGCCAAGGCAAGCACAAATTGCGCGTGGTGAAGTATAAGCTTAAGAAAGAAAAGGCAGCAGACACACCTGTTAATGCCGACAAAGTGCGGTGTGGTGATATAGTTAAAGCCTTAGACAATTCGCTTGTTCAAATTCATCATATTGACGAGCATGGCGAAGTTCATTACATAGCCTTTGCTGACAAGTACTATGGCGAAATGCAGCGTGCACCTTACCGCTGCACTTATGGCTATATCACACAATTTTATACCGCCACAATCAAAGAAAAGACTTGGTTGCGAAAATGGATTAAACAATGTAAGGCAGGTAAAATCGGACATAGAATATGATAGACTTTATATCAACTTTGTGCACTATACTTCTTGTGTACGCTGTAATGAGGATAGTAGATTACTACTTCAAAATCAAAGAAACTCGCACAATGACAATTATACATCAACATTGGTGCCAAGAGCGTCGTGCGCTCATCATAGACACCGAAAACCTCAGTATGGTGCAAGTTTCGGTACCCGATGCCGACAGCGACGACAATCGCATTGAGGGCAAAGCCGACGCACTCATTTATGCCCTATGGGTAGATGAGTTTGCACGTCGTCGCGGTGTGGGACGCAAATTGCTTGAAATGGCAGAACGCGAAGCCCGACGCATGGGTTGCAAAACCGTTTGCTTGGAATGGGACTACCGCGAAACACCCGAATGGGTACGGCGGTGGTATAACCGAATGGGCTATAGCGAACAACGCGAACCTAACAATGTTTGGTTATTGACTAAGAAATTATAACACATAGCTCTTTATTTAATCAGGGTATTAAATATGCAATGAAGGGGAGTTCGTCGTGATGACGCGCTCCCCTTTTTCTGCATTTATGTTTAGTTATTCATTCACGTTTAATATCCCCCAGGCATCCACGCCCAACCGAAGCGACCGATAAAGTATTTCACACCCAACCATAGCGTATCGAAAGCATCGGTAAAGTCGGTTCGTTGCTGAAGGGGGAGATTGTCCTCAGTTTCGGGCTTCTTCTCTTGACTCTTGTCTTTTTGAAAACCGCGATACGACAGACTGACCTCACACAGCTGCATGGCAATAATGAGGTCGGGGTTGTTGGGTTGGTTAATGCGTATGGCTGGGAATGTAACTCCCGCCAAAGCCTCGTTAATAAGGCGGTGCTTCACGTCGTGACGTTCGGGCACACCCATGTCGATGCCGCGCACCGTCCACCCCGCGGATTGCAACTCCTTGATTACTGCCATATAAAAGCGTTCGTCGGTGGTGGCATACGATGCACCCTGTTTGGCTGTGGCATCATAAAAATACACCACATCGCTACAAATGGCACGCTTGGGCGCATAGTAGCGCGAAAAGTCTTGAATGAGTTCGCGCAGTTTGCGCTCGTTCTTCACATAGAACGACTTAATGACATTGAGGGCCATTACTCCATCGCGCTCATATTTTTGCCCAACCACCAACGTATTGATATTAGCATTGTAGTCTAATGCAAGATACAAAACCTCGCTCATGTGGCAGTCAGAGTCCATGCGGCAATCGTTACGCTCGCTCAGTTCCTTAAAGTCTGGCTGATAACTTTCGCTTGTAATGCGTTTGCCATCCACAATGCCCGTTGCTTTTTGGGTGGAGAATTTGGCTTGACTTAGGGGGTCAACGTCCTCCGGAATGTAGCCATGCACATGATCAATATCAAGGTTGCTATAAAAACCATCGTTCGACTTTTGCATCTTCACGTTCATAATGCTGACCATGAACGTATAAGCTGGAAGATCGCGCTTCATCTGTCGGATGTAATCCTCACCCAAAATATCCACATTGTCGAGCGTACTGGCACGACGCACCAAAAAGGCTACACGGCGCAATTCGCGCAAATAACCCTCCGAAAACTTTTTGGAACGCAAGAACATCTGCATCTCAAAGTCCTCCTCGGGCGTAATGAGGTATTCGTAATCATAAATAAGTTCAGCATCGTCTTGCTCCACTAAGTGGTAGTTCACCGCCATAGTCACCATAGCTCGCGTCACGTGCATGCCATGATTGGGCATGATGCGGAATTGTCCCTCGTGCTTCATCATCTTTAAGGCTACGGCACGTATTACTTGGCGCACCTCCTCGGGCACTACATGAATAGCGTGTCCCGATTTGTGGGCATTATACAGCAGGTCGTTGTAGCGGATAATTTTGTCGGCATAATCCTCGAGTTGTTCTTGCACCCATCGGTAAGTTTTACCCTTGAATTGTCCTGTTTCAATTTCGAGGTCAAGCTTCTCCTCCTCGCGTTCCAACCACGAGCCTTTGGTGGTGAGCGAGGCATCCGAGAGGAATCGCGTGCTTTTGTAGAGCGGATTGTGGTCGGAAAAGGCGATGTCGCCCAAGGGGTGTGTTTGACCCGAAAGCGCAGGCATCAGTTCGTCCGTCACCTTTTTATAAGGAAAGAAACGTGCCTCGTCGCCCACCATAGCCGAGAAGGTGTAAGAGTTGGCAGAGGCGGTTTGCGAGAGCGAAATGAGCACCCATCCCGCTCCGTTGGCAAACCAAATGTAGTTGTCGTAGTTTTTAGGTTTGAAAATGCTGGGTTTGGCATGCTTAGGCGGGCGTCCCCACCCAAAGTGAACGCCTTGCACAAAGCCGAACATGCGCTCCATAGCTGCCATCGTGCTTGGTATGGTCTTGCCAAAGCCTTGCTGACGGCTCACTGCCACCCAAGCACCAAGCATACCCGGCATCGACTGGCTTGCCATCCACACGTAAGGTGCCACAAGTCCGTCGGTCTTTCCCACACGGCGGGCAGCAATTACTCGCTCATCCTTAGCAGCCATGTAGAGCGATTGTTGCTGAAAGCGCGTGAGGTAAATTTGGTGAGGTTGTTGTTGCATGGGGTGTTTAGTTAATCGTTTGTTCTTTTGTGTGTTATCAGAAGAGGGTAAGTTGCGCCCGCTCCTGTTTGATACGCTTGCAAGCCTTGTCGTAATACTCCTTGTTGAGCTCGAATCCGATGAAGTTGCGCTTCTCTTTTATACAAGCAATGGCAGTGGTGCCACTGCCCATGAATGGGTCTAAGACGGTATCGCCTTCTTTTGTACTTGCAACTATCAGTTGCAACTATCAGTTGCGACATCAGCTCTACTGGCTTCTGTGTCGGATGAATCTTATTACCCCCACAAGGGTATCTAAAAACGGTGTTCATACAATGGAGGTTGAAGGTCGCGTTTTTCTTTTTGCCATAGACGCATAACTCGACTCCACTTAGCCAAATAACCGAACCATTCATTGGCGATGGATTTGTTTTCTCCCATACGACAATTCTTGTACTTAAACCTTTTTGTGACATAGTTTGCCGAATAGTAGAGACTTGATTGAAACCGCAAAACATATAGATACTTCCTTTAGTCTTGTCGCATAGATTTTCTGTCAGCACAGCAACGTTGAACATTCCAATGTCTGCCTTATCCTTATCTAAGTTCCTCAGACCATTATCAGCACGATTGCATTCATTGTAGGGTATATCCGTCACAATGCAATCCACACTTCCGTCCGGTATTCTTTTCATTCCTTCAAGGCAGTCTTCATTATATATCTTATTCAGTTCTATCATGCTTTGTTTTTTGTAAATCTATTAGTTAAACCATTTTACAGTTGTCTCACCTTTATAGCCTTTCTTCCACACAAACCAAGCGTAAGCCGCTGCGCTGCTGCCGAAAGCATCGAAGTCGCCATTCATAGCACATTTCAGTCTTGAAGAACTTACCCATACACGAATGGGGGGAGTAGAATGAAAGAGAGCGCGTCGTGCCTTGCCTTCGAGAAAAGTCAGTTTTAGGAACATCGCCACTTTCTTACCTTCGGGAATGATGCTCAGAGCCTTCTCAACAAACTGCTGCGCGAATTTGTAGGGAGGATTGGTCACGATGTTTCCGTCCCACGCCAAATTGTCTATTGCAAGAAAGTCTGCCACTTTTCCGTAGCCCCTATCTACAAGGTCGCGGCTCACCACGTCATACCCAGCAGCCTCTAACACCCTACTCATGTGACCCTCACCACACGAAGGCTCCAATATCCTGCCCTCAAACCGTTCCAGTTTGCACAGCCATTCTGTAGCTTTTGGTTCGGTGGCATAGTAATCCTCACTTTGCCTATCCGCAGTCGTATGGTTACTTGCGCCTAATGTCTTAAACACAGCAGCCGAGCCGCCAACCCAGTCCTTAGCCATGGTGAACCTCCTTTCTTGTCAAGTCTTCAGTAGAGAGATTAAGGTTATGTGACAATTCCTCTATTCTGTCTTCATTTATATCCTCACAAAGTTTTTGCAAGGTGATGTATTCTCCCACTGGTTCGTAAGGGTTCTCCTTAGAAATCATAAAATAGATATTCGACTCATGAAAGCCTAATGTGTCGAGTAGCGTATAAACGTCCTCGTTCTGCATGTTCTCGGTCACGTTTTCCGTGTCGTATATAATGGAAACCGTTCCTCGGCTGTAATCTAAAATTGATATGTACATGGTGTTGTTGTTTTATAATTCTTCAAAATTTGGCGAGGTCGTTGTTGCATGGGGTGTTTAGTTAATCAGTTTTCGTCCTTAAACAATTCATCGCCGCAAAGAATACATGCAAGAAACCCTGCGAGGCGCACCATGTAGAATACGAAGATATATATCCCCACCGCCATTATCAATATGCCCAGTATGGGTGGAATGAGGTGTTGAAGATGATAGTCAGCGCACATGATGAAAGTGTCCAATGCCCATATAAAGGTGTGACGCATGCAACGAAGAAGAAACTTGCCGGTTATTTTCATGTGGTGTGGTGTTTTTGTTTCTTGTCGTGCTCATGCTTTAATTTATCCAAGAACGTATCGACTATTATAAAAACTGCTAAGTAGAGCGCCATGATTACGCCGATTATGAATAGCACAAAGGATATGGATCTCATTACCGAACCAGTCACTAAAAAGCAAGCTGCAATGATTAACAGAATAACGATTACCATCGCACTGCTAATGATGTGGCGCAGTGATAGCGAGGAATAGTTTATCTTTTTCATGTGGTGGGTGTTCGTGTTATAAAAGTTTTTGGGGTACACATTCGTTAATCAACTGGCAAGTACCTTTTTGGCAATCCACAATGGCTTGTTGTGCGGCGTAAATGATGTTTGTTTTTTGCGCTTCGTTCAAAAACTCTATTTTGTCGAGTTCTTCAGCAAGACGCTTGTCTACTACTTGTTGCGAAACACTTGCCATGTAATTCACATATTCCTTACAAGTTTTGCGTCGCGGTTCTTGCACCCAATTTATGAAGTCCTTTTTATAGTCCTTCCACGTTTTGATTTTAATGGTAATCATATTCGTTTCTTTTTTGTTTGTGTGTGTTGTTATGCTTATTCTTCGTGCTTATGCCCAATGTGCCACTTGTTGCACACCTTGCACAAGTAAGCCTTGTAACCCTCGCTCAGAAGGCGCGGTTGTTGGTTCAACCATTCGTAGGCATCGTCCTCGGTGTCGTAACTCACTTTAGCCTTCCATCCGTGCGAACTCTTGCGCGTCCAATGTTCGGGGTCGGGACGAAAAGGCGGACGCTTGTTGTGGTAATGGTTATTCCCCTTGCTGTTGCGCTTCATGGTCGGTGTGGGTGTTAGGCATGGGCATTTCTGCCTCGGCAGCAGCAGCGTGAGGGTGCTGCGCATCTTCTTGTTCGGTTTTTTCCTCCATATACGCAAAGTAGTCTGGCTCTTCCTCCTCCTCACGTTCGGGCTTTGTGGCAAGCAAAGCATCCTCTTCAATGTCTTGCATATCCTTAGCCGTAAGTCCATACTTGCGTGCCATCTTCGCTTTGTACTCATCAGTGTAGTTCACTCGGTCGCGCTTCACAATGCTCACATCCTGCGTAATAGAAATGCGGCTCATGTCGGGCATCTCGTCGGTAGCGTCCTTCTCTTCCTGGAAGTTGCCATACACATTCGCTAAGGCTTGCATACCCTTATCTACTGCACGATCGTTGTTTTGCTGTTTGCCTGTGCGTATCAGCCATTCGGCACTGCTCAGATACATCGCCTTGTGGCGCGGACTTTCGTCTGTCATGAAAAAACGAATGAGATGGTTGCACACCGTAACGTCGTTGTTAATCTCCGTCACGGTGCGCGGACGTATGTTGCCTTCATCGTCGATCGTAATGTGCAAGGCAAGCACCATAGCTTGCGCATCTTGGTTGCCTTGTGCCGCTTGATTGAAGAATAGCTCATAATCGCGTCGGGCAATGTTGCGACAGGTGGTACGAGGGTCAATGTCGTTGTTCTGTTGCCAACGCTTGTAGAACTCGCCACACACCTGCATGCGGTAACGCTGCTCCAACTTTGGAAAAGCCATTTCAATGCTCGTGCCACACGACAACCATTTGTCAATTCGGGCAAGTGTGCCCTTGGTAATTTGGCTCATAATGGTTTGGGTGTTATTCTTTTGTTTGATGCAAAGGTAAATATTGATTTTTAGTCCATACGGACAATGTTGACATTTGAACGTTTGCTTGTCTCTCTCATTCCCATTCCCAACAATGTCCTTATTCTGCAAAAAGCTAAGCTTACCTTTGAATATAAAAACAATAGTGAACAGTAAAAAGTCATACTCAAAATAAGACTTACATACAACTAACTAAACAACACAAACAACTAAACACAAACAACTATGCAAGCAGCAGCCCCAATCATCACACGCATCGTAGCCGGACTCATCGGTATTCTTTGGTGCTACATTGAGCCGTCGTTAAACTACATCTCGGTGTGTTTCTTCGCGCTCGTTCTGGATTGTTACACCGCGTGGCGGTGCAACCGTCGCATCTATTCGCGTTACCGAGAAGCTATAAAGCGCGACCCTAAGTGCAAAATGGACGGTAAACTCCGCTCTAAGAAAATGGCTAAAATGGTGCAAGACTTTTCCGTGCTTATCATGGCTATTTTCTTAGCCGTGATTATCGACAACGACCTTTTGGCGCACATGGGCGAGTTGCACCTTGCTAACTACTTAGCCGTAATTTACTGTTCGGTGCAATTCGTAAGCATTCTCGAAAACGAAAGTACTTGCAATGGTTCAGCATGGGCAAGGGTGGTGCAGAAGATTGTGGCAGACAAAACCGAACGCCACTTCAATATCAAACTTAAAGAACTTATGGCAGATGTAGAGAACATGGAAAAAAGCGACGCGGACGCATCTACCGAAAACACCCCGAACCCCGACCCCGAAACCAACTCTAAACCACAGGAGGATAAATAATGACCATCAGCAACATTCTTGAACATTGGGCAACCATTTACAAACCCCTCTCACATAAACCCGAAGGCAAACTGGAGGAACAAGCGTTTTTTAGGATTCGCTACATCGACCTCGAAAATATTTTTAGTCGCAACGCCAATGTGGTGCATTCGCCTTGCATGTTGCAAAGCGTAATCAACACGGGCGAGTTTCGCGACGCTAACAAAATGGAGGTGTCGCATCAAGTGTGGTTCCTTGCTAAGGTAAAGGACACACCGCAAACCTTGGGCAGATATGACGGACACAAAATTGAACAAGCCGCTGAGGACTTGATGGAATACTGCAAAGACCTTGTGGCGTGGCTTGTGCAAGTGAAGCGCACGGGAAAATGTCCTGTCACAGGACGCTCGTTTGCCGAAGACCCCGTAATTCAAGCCGAATTGCAAAGCATTGATGTGAGCACCATATCGTGCGGACTGATTGGCGACCTTTATGCTGGGCAATGGCTTGTGGCAGGTGTAGATTGGAAAAGCCTGCAACCGCTCTACAAATTTGGCTGCGGTGGAAACGATAAGTACATCATGCAACCCGATAATAAATAAAGCCGTATGGGAAAGCCTATTACAAATCCGATATTTCCATTTCCGCGAGTGGCAGCTCGCTACTTTCAACAAACCATTACGCAGTTAGAGATGAATACCATGACGCAATGTATTTACCCCAAAGAGGTGTATAATGGCTATGCGGTGGTGAACCAAAAGCGCAAGGAAATGGGTATGTGGCACTCAACTGGCGAAGGTGCGCATTCGTTTGCCGGAAAGATTATTGAAGCAGGACAGGCGGGTAAGGTGACTATGGCTTTCACCTTTAACGACTACATGCGTTTTGCCGAAATGGGTGTAGGTATGGGCACGAAGTATGAGGATGTGGAAAACTCTAAAAAAGCGCGTTATCGAACACGCTATATCTCGAAATGGGATCGTAAGGCGGGTAAGTCGCAACGTCCTGCTATCATGATGGAGTTGCGCCACCTTACAGACCACATAGGTAAATATCTTTCAGACTTTTACGGAATGGAGGGTGCCGTTCGTATGATTAACACATTCGAGGAGGCCAGTCCTATCAAACTTTTTTAAGCACAAAAAACTAAACAAATATGGCAACACCAAAGAAAACTCAAATTGTCATTACTGCCAATGCGGCCGTAGCCAAAAAGGTTATGGACGAGTTGGCACAGCGTACCGATGCCATTAAACAAAAAATGGCTGCGCTCGACGTGACGACCAAACAAGGACAACGCGAGTTTAAGAAGCTGGAGAAGGAGTTGGTTTCTTACAACTCGGCAATTTCGCAAAATATCACGGACGAAGAGCGTGTGAAACATGCTATTGATAATCTTTCCACCACTTCGCTTCGTAAATTGCGCACAGCCCTTGCATCTGCGAAAAAGGTTCTTGGCACTACCTTTCAAGATGATCCGAACTTAAAGAAGAAGCAACAGAACGTAAAAACCCTTCAAGCCCAAATCGACAAACTCACCGGCTCGGTTCACAAACAAGGCGGTGCATGGCAAACGGCTATGAAAAAACTCACGGCTTATGTGGGATTGTTTGGTGCGTTTAATATGATTAAGTCGAAATTAACTGATGTACTGAAATTGAATTTTCAATATTCCGACTCGTTGGCGAATGTGCGTAAGGTGAGTAACCTTTCAATGGACTCCGTGAACGACTTGTCGCGTATGTTGGCAAAGGTAGACAGCCGAACTTCTCTCGAAGGGCTGACACAGTTGGCCTACGTGGGTTCTCGTATGGGTATGGGTAAATATGGAGCTGAAGGTTTGGCGGAATTTGCCCAAGCGAGCGACCGCGTGAATGTAGCCTTGAAGGAGGATTTGGGTGACGATGCGATGCTTACCTTGTCTAAATTCGTTGAAACAATGGGCGAGGTAGAGAAGCATGGCGGTAACATTAGTAGTGCCTTCGATGCGGTGTCAAGTTCTATCTTCAAATTGGCTTCTACTTCTACTGCGAATGGTAACAGCATCCTTGAATTTGCACGCCGCTTAACAGGTATTGCTAAGGTGTCGCATATTACGAGCGATCAACTTCTTGGTCTCGCTTCTGCCAGTGACTCTTTGATGTTGATGCCTGAAGTGGCAAGTACTGCTTTCGGTAAATTGATAAGTAGTTTGTGGACGAATTACCATGACATTGAGAAAATGCTGGGCATGCAAGAGGACTCGTTGAAGGGCATGATGGAGAAGGGACAGACTATGCAGGCTCTTGTAACGGTACTCGAGCATGTGAGCAACAAGAACTTGAACTCTATGGATGCGTATTTCAAGGAGTTTGGTTCGGATGGTCAGCGACTGAAACAGGTGGTTGTGACTATGGCACAGAATGTGGATGTGCTGAAATCGCATTTGAAAGAATCGAGCGAAGCTTATGAGGATGCTACTGCTGTACAAAAGGAATACGCCATTCAGCAAGAAACCGCACAAGCATTGCTTGAACGTGCCAATAATATGTGGAGTAAGGCTTTTGTAAATCCTGAAGGCATAGATGTAATGAAGGAAATCGCAAAGGCTTGGTACGATTTTTCAAAAACGCTTACGCAATCGACGCCTTTTATGGAGTCCGTGAAAATTCTTCTTTGGGGAATAAAAGTCTCTTTCGAATCTCTTCTTGCTATACTTCCTGGACTTGTACTTTATCTGGGCACGAGGGGACTGGTGTGGGCTTTTTCAAAGTTAATACCTTTAATGGTAGGTGTATCTGGTAGCGGCATAGTTGGTTTTTTCTATTTACTTACACTGGCTGTTACTGGCAATGCTGCCGCGGTTCGCCTTTTGAAGATTCAGTGGAGAGAACTAAGTTTGGCTATGAAGGCAAATGTAATTGGTCTTGCAATTTCGCTTGTGGCTGAACTTGGCGTGTGGGTTTATAGTCTTGTTAAAAAGACAGATGATGCTACAGAATCAGTGGATAGGTTCAATAGTTCGCTTGAAGGTGTTAAGAAAAACGCAAACCAAGCGCAAGGTGAACTGGATGCTTATTATAATGCCATTCGGAATGCCAAGAAAGGGTCGAAAGAATATAGTGCTGCAATGAAGATCTATAATGACAAATTCGGACAATACTTTAAAAACCTGAAGAAGGAAAACGGTGCTGTACTGGATTTGGCTGAATCTTATAGACAAGCATCAAGGGCTATTCAAGCAAAAATTTACTTGGAATCTATGCAAGAGGATCGTAATAAATATCTTAAACCTCGTGCGGGATGGGCTCTTGATAGATTGGGTGAATATGAAAAAGTCGCTCCAGCTGGTTTTGGTACAAGCGTTTTGAAGGGTTTTGAGGAGGATAATAGCTCTAAAAGTATGAGTTATATTATTGGTACCCTTGCAAAACGATTTGGCTCTAAACACGCAGCTGCCGTTTTAGCTTCAATAAAGAGAGGAGATAAGGAAGCTACAACTCGTACCGCCATATATAATAACAGTATGGCGGGCGGATATACTACAGAAGCAAAACAGAAAATGGCTCCTGAAGACCAACGACTCTTTTATGCGCTGCGTTATATCATGCAAGCACGTTCGGCTCGTCATACTGATAGACAAATTATCAATAAATATGCTCCAGTGCAAGGTGAAATTACTGATTACGTAAATTCGCTTAGTGATGGTGATGAGACGTTAGTTCCTGATCATAAGAAGAAACATAATAAAAAGGATGATAAGCTGAGGAAACAAGAGCAATCAGCCAAAGCTCGCGCAAATGCACTTGTCTCGAATATTACGGCATTCTACGAAGAACAAAAGCGTAAGTACTTGGAATGGGTAACAACCATGAATGCAGATGGTGAGAAGGTGAGCGAGGGTCAGCAGCAACAGATGCTTGACTATATCGACACTCGAAAGAGTACTGCCCTGGGTAAAGCCAAACAGTCTATTGCGAAGAATAGTGATGAGTGGGAGAAATTCCTACAAGAAATGCCTATAAAGGACATGATGGTGAAAACCGATGAGACTTCTAAGGATTTAATAGAAGCCATGAAAGGCTCGAATATTAAAGAGCTGCATGACTTGTTTGAGAAATTGTCGGGCGATTTGTCAAAGGAAAATCATCAAACGCTTTCTGAAAATTTGGGAGCATTGCTCGACCAAATATTTGCAAATGGTTCAAAAGAATTGCGTGAAGCTGCCGAAAAATTACTTGCACAGCAACGCGAAATTCAGAAGATACTGAATGAGAATGACTATACCGGAGCAGTAAATCGTGACACACGTAGTAACTTTGATAAGCTTGGATTTTTACAACCTGCCAAAGGCTTGCGTGCGGATTCTTCATCGGGATTACAACAAATGAGTGAGTCGTTTGACGCTCTAACAACAAAGGCAAGAGCCTCTGTATCCGAACTTTACAAACTTAATCCTACGAGTGATACGTTTAAGTCAGATTTTTTAGAGTATGTTTCGGTAGCAAATGAAGGTTTTGATTTTTCTGCTTTAAATGTACAAAAGCTAAAGGCTCTTTATTACGAATTGATTAAGTACACAGAGAGTTATACGGAAGCCGAAAAGCAACAATACGACAAAGCAAAGAAGATTATAGATTTCGATTGGAGCAAGAAGGCACGTAACAAGGAAGTGCAAGACCGTATTAAGTTGATTGAAACGCAACAGAAAATGTACGGCAAGCAATCTACTTTCGGGTCTAACTTAGGATTGACGGATATTAAGAACGACCCCGAAATTGCCTTAATGAAAGCGCGTATGCAAGCCGCAGAAGATTATTACGCCTTTGTAAAACAAAACACGAATAATCAAAAACTTCGAGAAGAAGCCGAGCGTGCTCGTTACGAAGCTGAACTTGCTTACGTGAATCAAGTGGCGGCTTCAATGAAGGAACGCCTCTCGCAAATGAAGAGTTTTGTGCAGCCTATTGAGGATTTTGGTGCAGCAGTAGGTCAAGCATTGGCAACAATGAAAGACGATGCAAAAAGCGCAAATGAGGCTATTAAGAGTGCGCTCAAATCGATGCTTGAATCGTGGAGTAAAATGGCTCTGGATGATGTAAACAAACAGATGTGGCAAGCCATTAATAATGCGGGGGTAAAGAATGCAAATGATAAAGCGAAGCCTGACATAAAGGCAGCACGCATGGCTTCGGCAAAGGCTGCATCGAATGGAGAACTGAATATTCCGTCAGACTTGGGGACAGCGGCGAATCCTATTCATGCAATCATTGATGTAATGCCTCTTGGTAATTTGGGCTTGGAGGATAAGAATGGCAATCCGACGGGAGTTCCTTATGCTGAAAGCGAAGATCATAAGAATGTAAAGCCTGTGTCAACCGAGCATAGCCCGTCTGGAAAAACGGGTAACGCACCAGCATCTCCCACCGCAGCAGTTTCGCCTACCACCACAAACGTGGCATCGCAAACAGGTGAAGCTGCGGCGAGTGTAGCTACGGGACAATCTACACTTGGCGAGGCAGCTGTGGGTATGGCTGGCAGTGCCATAGGTACTATTATGGATACCGACTTTGGCAGCAAGCAATCACGACGTGAGAAACGTGAACAACGGAAACAACAGAGAGAAGCCAAGAAACACCAAAAGGAACTCACGAAAGAAACCAAGCAAGGCGTCAAAGAACGTGAGACGATAAATAAAAAAGGCAACAAGGAAATTACCAAGTCTACTGAGGAAGAAAGCAAGGCACAGGTTAAAACGGAAGAGCTAAAGCAAAATACTACCAATGCGATTGTTGATACAGCATTGAATACCAACTTTCAACTAAAGAAAAACAATGATCAGCAAGTGGTAGAGCAAAGTAAGAATACGGCACAAGCTGAAAATACTTTCTCTATTGTCGGTGCAGTTGGTAAGTGTTTTGAGTTCCTTGGTCCTATTGCGGGTCCTATTGCCGCTGCCGCAGTGATGGCTCTCCTTACAGGGTTAATGCAGTGGGGTTTAAATGCAGCTTTTGGTGGAGGCAAGAACAAGAGTAATAACTCTTCCAGTAAAAACACAAAACTTGTTTCGGGTATGCTTACCTACGACAGTGGTAATGTGCAAGACATGAAGCCTTTTGTGGGCGACAATGGTAAAATCTATTGGGCAAGGGAACAAGATAAGCCGAAGAGTAGTGTCAACCTTCTCACCACGCCCACTGCAACCACCATAAACGGACAGCGTGCCCTGGTTGCCGAGAATGGCCCTGAGTTAGTGATTGGTCGCGAAACCACTAAGGCAATGATGATGAACAATCCTTCCTTGCTAAAGGCACTCGTCAATTACGATGCAAACTATTCGGGACGCAACGCGGCACGTCGTGCATTCGACGAAGGCAACCTTGCCGAAGCATTAGGTAATCTTTCGTCAGGTGCGTCAGCAACTGACGGATTGATAGCCGATAGCCGTGCAGCGAATATCGCGCTCATAACCGCCATAAACACGCTTATGCAGCGTCTTGACCAACCTATCCATGCCAAGATTGATATGTACGGCAGAGGTAATCTCTACGACAGTATGTCGAAAGCTAATCAGTTCATGAAAGGCAAATCATAAAGCCAAGCATACCTAAAGGCATCACAGGTATTGCGAAGCACACAAACAACAGCTCACTTCGCATTTTAATAGTCCAAATCCTTTAGTAAAAAGCAAAGACCGCTCCGTTGTGATAACGTGGCGGTCTTTTTCTTGCTTGACCACTCCGCCCAACCAAAAGTTCAAAATGGACTTTTCATCTAATTCATTGATATTCATGAACTTTTCTACCAAACTAACCCCCAAAAGTTCAAAAATCCACCAAAATCCTCTACTATATATATAAATTTTCGACCATTTTCTTTTTTCTCCGAAAGCACAATCCCCTAACCCCAAATTATAAGTGAGTAGCATTCACGGCTATGTCGTAAACACTTGATATTCAATGCAAAAAAGAGTAGCGGCATAAAGCAGACATTTGCCAGAATGGTAGTATTTTGATGTGGATTTATATATATTCTTTTATCTTTTTGTTGTCTTTACGCTCGTGTATTCCAATAAAATAATAATTTTTTTGAACTTTATAAAGGCAAGTATTTAGAAATCAAGAAGAAAAAGCCTTTTTGGTTTTAGTCAAATAGTATTCAAATGGGGGTCTGTGAATGTTCTTTTGAAAGCCGTTTTGAACAATGAAAGGAAAATTAAGAATTAGGTCAAAACCATTTTTGAACTTTTGAGGGTAAAAATGTTCACGAAAAACGGCAAAGTCCAAAAAGTGAACTTTGCCGTTGAATAGGTGTTTTAGTAGGTTTTTTCCAGTTCGTTGATGTAGGGAATAGCCTCTTGACGGATAATGTCGAGAAATATCTGTGCGGAGCGTTTGAGTGGTACATCGCGCATCCAGTGCGCATTACTCATTATCTCGTGTTCTAAGTCAATGATGGGTCTTGCTACGAGGGTAGGGTGGTTCTTCAGATAAAGTTTAGGCATGAAGGTTATGCTTTGTGTTTCTTCCACGATGGCGAGGTGGGTCATTCACAATACATTTTATGTTGAGTTTCGTTAAGTCGTGTTGTATATATTGCTGAAAAGTGTTGAAAACACGTTCTCCTACGTCGGGCATAATCACGCTATGGCGTAGCATATCATCGTAAGACACTTTGGGCAAACGAGTTAAGGGATGCGTATCGCGCATGATAGCATAGATGTGAAAGGGAATGCAAGGTTGCGACTCAATTCCCTCATGCGTGTATGCCGTGTTCATGGTGAAAGCAATGTCAAGTTCGTGATTGCGCAGTAAATGATTTAAACTGGTGGCTTTGGTGAGTTCAGCATTCAGTCGCACATTCGGGTAACGCTCCATGAATATCATGGCAGCCACACGGATATATGGCGCAATGAATGAGCCAACACCAATGCGCAGTTCACCCGTCATGCAGTTGTTAAGTGCAGATATATGCTCTTTGCAGTCGGCAGTCTGTTTGAGAATATCTTTAGCGCGAGGCAAAAGGGCTTCTCCATATTCAGTTAGCGTGATGTCGTGAGAGGTACGAACAAGCAACTTGCAGCCTAACTCATCTTCAAGAGTTTTGATGTGCTGGCTGATAGCAGACTGGGTGACACAGCACTTTGTAGCGGCAATAGAAAACGAGAGTGTTTCAGCAACGTAAACAAAGGAACGTAGATGTCGTAATTCCATAGCAGTAGAGTATTTAATGTGTTCCTAATAGCAAAGGTACGTAACATTTGCTTATGATAATAACATTTGTAAAAAGATTTTCTAATAGAAGGATAAGACGTGTAAATGAGGACGCAATGAAAGTCCCTTTGCGGCATAATTGTTGGCGCGAGGGGACTTTAATAGCCCTGTTTTAGGGTAGATTTTTTCAGTTGTGAGATATATGGGAACGTATAAACAAGACCGAAGCTTTTTACATGGTAGCGTGCATGGTCGTGTAATCCCATATTTTGGTGCAGTCGTTATCGTGTTGCCAATCAGCATCACAAAAGTAGAAAAGGTATGCAGCCTTGATGATTTCTTCTTCATTCATATCTGCGCAAAGGTCGGCATACATAGAGTTGAAGGCTACGTATTTATCCCAATCGTTTACCTTTGGGGGGAATTTCATGCCTTCCGTGGCTTCAATCACTTGTGAGCGAGTCCAATGCGGTCCACATTTAGTAGGCATACCTTCTTCGTCTAATTCGCCATATTCCAGGCGGTTCACGTCGTGGTTGGCAAATTTCTCGCTATAATGACGGTCATACAGTATGGCGTGTTGGTGTCGCATGATACGCCAATACATTTCAGGATGTTCAGCTTCGATGGCTGCAAGGTCGCACGACATTTGTTGAATGGCATCCCACATCTTTTTCTCATTAGCTACGCCTGTGGCGCGAGCCAGTTCTATTAGTTGAATATATTTCATTCCTTTTCTTTTTAGCAGTTAGGGCAAGACCCTTTGAATTTAGGTATTGCTGGCACTAAGGTAGTGAATGTGATAGGTCGCTGAAAGGTGACAGAAACTTCCGCAAACTTTTTTTCATTCTTCTTTGTCTTTTTCTCTTCCATATAATATGTTGAATTGTCGTTGGAGATATAACAGTAATAATCCCAACCAATTAGACAAATACGCCATTGTGATGGCGAAGAACATAGCAGTAATAATATCGGTACCTATATATACAAGTCCTGCAAGCACACTCCAAAACGTGAGGCATTGGCTGCACGAAAGCACCTTATCCACCACCTCTGAAATGGCGTGAGCCAAGCCGAGGTGGTGAATGAGACTGACCGATACCATGACAATAAAACTTGTCAATAGTATTGCCATGTTATGCTGCGGTTATGGTTAAGGTAAGAGGTACATCCGACACGAACGTCTTGCTGCAAGAGCAGCATGCTATTCGTGCAATTCCGTTTTGTACAGTGCCGATAGAAGGTGTTATGCTTCCAATAGCTGTAGCACTAAATACAGGAATGGTAAAGTCTTGACTTACCACCTGCGAGCGTGTGCAGCATGTGCCGCAGTTACAAGGCACATAGTTGATTACACCCTCCACATGAAGCACAACAAGATATTGTGATGTACCTACGTTGGCAATACTTTTTACGGTAAATGTAGGCGAGAACACTGGTGTTTCGTCCACACAAGCAGGAGTACATAGCTGCTGCGTGATGTTCACGTCATAATACGGAGCAGTGGCAGTTGCGCCGACTGCAAGTGTGGCTGTAATGTGAGCCGGAAAAGTACGTTTGTTCATCGTTTAATTTCTGTTTTAGTATAGCGACGAAGCGAGCCGCCGCTTTGGTTAATAAACTTATCTCTTCACTTGATAATGCGCTGCGTTCTCTACAGGTAAGTTCTTTTGCAAGAGATCGGCAAGTTCATCCAAATCTTCCTCGTCAAACGTAATCATGCCTTCGAGTACCGATAGCGGACCATTGTAGCGCACCTTTTCTATGATGTCGTGAGCCATCTGCGGTATGCTTTCTTCGGGTATTTGTCCGAAATATCGGGCAAGCATTGGGGTGATGAGCGAATTGACTACTGGATGAATGAGTGGTTCAATATCCTTTTGCAGGTTGTATTCCCCACTTACCAATCCTAAAGCCCCAATAGATGCTTGTAATGATTGGAGCATGGGCAGACGCATTACATTGCTGGCAGCAATTTGCGAAATGGCGGGTCGTGCCCATTCAGACACGACCGCAGCCAAGATTTGTGAATTGGAATATTCCATACTCATCATGCTTTATGCGTTGCAACCGCAACCGCATCCAGTTTGGCAAACATTGGTTGAAGGAATAAAGAGCTTGGTAACGCTTGAAAGCGAAGCAACCTGCGACTTCAACACATCAATGTTTGCGTTGGCAGCTGCATTGTAAGCCATTTGCTGTGCGTTGATGGCTTGCTGTGCATCTTTATTTGCGTTTACTCGATCTTCAAGGCGATTCACCTTGCCATCGATATACTGCGTAACCTCTACCAACTTCTTGTCGGTGTAGTTCTCGCTCTTCTGAATAGCAAGTTCTGTTTTGAGCGTAGAGTTCTCTTGAATAAGATTAGTCTCACTCTTTGTTACAAACCTTGCATCAGGGTCATTAGGGTTGGCAGTCATTTGTCTGCCATTACCCAAACCACCGAGCAATGCACCACCGCCTAACAGACTGGTAGCCAATCCAGCGATGCCGAGACCAAGCGCAGTATTGCCCAGTCCCTTGCTGGCAACATCGTAGTCGCCATTTTGCGTTTTAATTTGCATAGTGTTTTGTTTTTGTGTTTCGTCCATTATCGGACTTGTTGCAAAGGTAGTTTGATGTGTAAGGGGTGAAAACCAATAGTTATGAAGTATTCTTTGCGTGGAATAATGATTTATGTATTCTTATGGAAGCATAAGTAAATAAAGGTGAACATTGATTGAGGTTCTGTATTTTGTCTAAAAAGGGGAAATAAACAAAGCCAACCTTTGTACAATCAATATTTAATTATTAAATTTGCAGCATAAATAAAATTCAAAAATTGAAATATCTGTATGTTTGACGAAATATGCTCCATATATGAATCTGCCACCGATGCTTATGGTCGATTTGTAGATTATGACACGGGGGAGTGCATCCAGCAAATGTCTATTCGTGAGTTTTGCCTTACGGATAGATGGAAGCCGTATGTGCAACGCTTGCGAGCTATGCGCCAAGAATATGGCAGCAAGGCTAAGAAGATGCCGGAGTATATAGCAACCAAAAAGAAACTACCTGGCGCAACACTCAGTGGCCTTTTCTCTCTCTATGAGGATGATAGCCTTACGCATCCAGGGCAGCGTGTGATGGTGTCGCGTCGCGAAACTCACTTGCAGCAACATACAGGTTGGCTCGCCATCGATATTGACCTTGACGATAATAAGCAAATCTCCAATTTCGATAATGTACGTAATTTGGCCCAATTCCGTCCCGAGATAGCATTGTTGATGCGTTCCTGTTCAGGCACGGGGTATTTTGGCTTGATACGTCTTGCCTATCCCGAACGCCATAAGGAACAATTCAAAGCATTGCTCAAAGAGTATGCTGCATTTGGCATTATGCTCGACAAACAATGTGGCAATATAGGTCGTGTGCGTTTTGCCTCTTGGGATGACAAAGAACATATCTATATCAACGAAAATGCTGTGGCTTATAAGGGTATGGAGGTGAGCGAAGTAGAATTATCTCCTATCTCGCATTATCAGCGAACATTCTCTGACGTATCAAGGCATGCGCCCTGTGGTGGCACGAGATATGGAGAACGCTCTTGGGAGAATGATACACCAGATATTGTTTATCTAAAAGCGCAGCGTTTAGTCAGTAAAATCGAGGCGAAAGGTGTTGACATTATGCAGAATTATGACGCATGGGTGAAGTGTGGTATATCTTTATATAGCATAGACCCTGTAGCAGGAATGGATATGTGGAGACGCATATCTCGTTTTCGCCCATCAGACTCTAAAGCTCATCGCGAATCTGAAATTCGGGAGAGGTGGCCACAGTTTTCTCATTACCCTAAAATCACCGAAAACACCTTCATAAAACTTTGTCACCAAAGCAACATTTTTCTCACTCGAGATGAACTGAGGGAGATATATGGAAGGGCGAAGTAAGTTTCGCGCGTACCTTGTGTAAGTTTCGCGCGAAGTTTTTAAAAGTTTCGCGCGAAGATTGAAAAGTTTATGCGCATCACTTGATGTAACTCATGCGCATCACTTGACTGGATGATACCATCCTTGTGGCAACCTTATGGCTACCTAATGATTTTCTTATGATTTTCTTATGCGACTAATAACTATTACAGGCCCCAGCGGTGCGGGCAAAGATACCGTAGCACGGATGATGTCGGAAATGACAGATTGGCCTGTGCTCTGTTCATATACCACACGCCCCATGCGTGAGGGTGAAGTGAACGGAAGAGAACATTACTTTGTGGAACATGTGAATGTTTCACCTACTAAAATGTTGGCATATACATTCTATGGTGGTTATGATTATTGGACGAGACTCGACCAAGTGAAAGACACGGCTATCTATGTAATAGACGAAGTAGGCTTGGTAGAGTTGAAGGAAAAGCACCCTGATATAGAGGTTTATTCTATTTATGTAAGTAGTTGGCTACCAGTTCGATTAACGAGAAATGTAAAACTACCTCGTATCATCCGTGATGTGGAACGATTCCGAAATGCACCGCAGATAAAATACAACATGGTGATTCACAACAATGAAGATGAAAATTACTTGCAGAGAAGAGTAGCAAGATGTATTTGTGAAATGCCATTTGTAAATGCTTTACTGAGCACTATTAAAGAAGAGGATAAAGAGGAAACTTAGGTGAATGGTATCTTTGTTTAAGCCCCAATCAATAATAGGTCAAACGAATGATTTACACCCTAAACAACAAATTAAAATATATACAGAATGAAGTTTACAGCCCCAAACGTGGAGTGGTGGCCACAAGAATCCATTGTAAAACAGATAGCCAGGGTTGGCAGAATATGTTACAAGGCAAAGGGAAAGCAACCTCCCGAAAATCTAAGCGAAAAAGAACGTAAGGATTTTGAGTATAAACGCGACCTGGAACGAGACAAGGGCTTTTGGCAGTCAGGGCATCGTTCTATGTATCGACATGGTAGTTGTTATTTCTTTGTGCCGAATGAGAATAAGTTGCACACTATTTATATATGGTCGCTCATGGTCGCTTCGCCCTACATTGATTATGTGGTGAAAGGCAAGCAAGTGTGGATAAGCACCAACATGCAGTTTATGAGTGAGCATGAAGATTTTCAACAAGTGCTTGAACCTTATGTAATAGACGAAGATGCGTTTATTGAAAAAGCACTTAAAGCTCAGTGCACAGAAGCATTATGGCTTTTGCGCATGACTTTGGTTTTTACCACACAACGCATACAAGGTGAATCTTATAACCGTAAGTCTCCTAATTGTATTTCAGAGCAGAGTACGCGTTATGTGAATTTAAAGAAGAAGGGGGGTGTCTTAATATGCCGTCCGCATTGGGAGGCGCACAGCCGATGGTATCAGCGTTGGGCATCTCATTTTGGTTATTGGGTTGCCGAAAAAGTCTATTCATTCCTTCTCTTTACAGGATTACCACCAGAGGACTCTCGTGGCAATCTTACCTTTAACACCTATACGATTGTTGGATATACTTATAATCTGCATGAATGGAAGCATATTATGGATATGCGTTTGCGTGATACAACAGGTAGGGCACACAAAGATGCTAAAATCATTGCTGAGAAGGTAAGTTCTGTTATCAATAACAGAATGAAAGAATACATTCCAGGCTTTCAGATATAGTATATAGTTGGATTTAAGTAGAATTTTATATTGATATACAATGAAAATGCTTTTCAAGAGACTTCATGAGAAGGCTCAAATGCCTGTTAAGGCAGAAGGACATGAGGCAGATTTTTGCTACGATTGCTTTGCTGTAAGCGAAGAGGAAATTGCGCCTAATGTATGGAAATATGAACTTGGCTTCGCGCTTCAGCCTGTTAACGAATTTGATGGTTACAACATTCGAGGTGTCAAAGCGCGTGCTCGCTCTTCGATTTGGGAAACTGGTATGGTGTTAAGCAATTCTGAAGGCACGATTGATGAAATCTACACGGGCGGTATTTCGGTTGTGTTCTATCACGTCATGCCCAATATGCCACGTTACAAGATTGGTCAAAAGGTGTGTCAGATTTGCTTGGAACGTACCGAACGAATTGATTTTGTTGAAGTAGCTGAACTACGTAAAACCGCTCGCGGTTTTGGTGGATATGGCTCTACTGGGAAATGAAAAGAATGGACGTTATGTTTAATACATATTTTTATGAGTAAGAATAAAGGGAATATGGCCAAAGCTTTAGCCTTGCCTACAGCTTATTTCTTTGACTTCAAAGATGTTCCTATTGAAAAATATGCCCAAACGCTCGATGTGCTTTTTCGTAATCCTGATTTTATTGCAGGTGTTGACAAGCGTAACCGACTTATCAAGTCAGTAGCTAAGTGCAAAAGTCAATCAAGTGAGATAGCGGCTCTTGTTCGCGTAATTCAGCAGAACGATCGCAAATTAGCGGATACTATGTATGATGCTATTGTGCAAACGAATATTCATTCAGATGTCGGGTTGGAGTTTTTTACGTTTAGCACATTGTTGCATTATTACGTAGACTATTCACGTGAGGGCATGTCTGAACTCGTGAAGAAACTCACGGCCAACCTCTACAAAGTGACGTTTCTGGCCGATATGCTGGAGTCTGTTGTGACGGACGTTAGATGTGATATGCGCGAGATATTCGGCGACAATTTCCAATTTCAGCAGTTCGATGGTGTGTCGTCTGTCTTAAAGCAACTGCGAGGTTTCTTCAAGTCAGTCCGTCCGCAAGATTATTCCCTTCCAGAAACGCAACTCTTTGGGGAATATTCAGACTCCATCAACGAATACCTTGCCAAGCGTTTAAAAACGTATGTTGAAAAATACAACAAGATACATCCCGAATATACAGGTTATACGGAACAAGATGTGATAGCTGCTCTCAATGCTTATTTTTCAACAGACATTTTTGGTGCTAACAACATTGGGCATACTGATGCAGGTTGCCCATACGTTGATATAGTCACCATTAAAAACAAACTCAATACAGAGCAGACGTTAATGTTGGATAAGATATTGAACACGGATAAGCTCAACACGAAAGAGTACAAAGCTCAATGTTACACCGTTACCGATCTGTTCGTTAAGTTGTATAAACGACCTAAAAAATAGCGTTTTATGCCAAATATATATCTTCGTTTACCCACTAATAGGTGTCAGTTCTTCAGAAACCGCGACCCTAAAAAGCCCATCGCCAAACATGAACCATTGGTGTTTAATTCATATACACCAGAGTATTTTTTATTGCGCAGTTCAATCTACAATGCAGCTACGCAGCAGTGCGTAAATACGCAATGTTTTTCACACCAACAATGGCGCAACATGCAGTATGGTCGGCATCCACTTGGCGGTAATGTGATTATGAAACGAGAAGTGGATAATTACCTTACCTTTGCTGAAGTGCAAATGCTAAACGGTTACAAAGACTACAACAAGTCAGTGAACGAGGATTTTTTGTGCATTAAATTGCCGAGCGAAATACTTGTTCTCGATACGGTTCGCTCTGTTACACCCACCTGGAATTTAGACATCTTTGGGGTAAGGCAGTTGCTTATCATGCTCAACAACGATTTCAAACGAACCGTAATAGAATGGGCATTGTCTACTTTCGATTATTGTACATCGAATGGTCGCATTGTAGCCCGTTCGCAAACTTGTATGCTCGAACGCTTCTTAATGCGATACAACATAGAACTGGGCATGCAAGAAACAGACAATTTGCGAAGAATTATCGGCCGATGGCTTCATACCGAGCATAAGAATTTTAGTGCCTATTCTTGTCTTGATATGCAGTATGAGGACGGAAACGAGGACGAATACCACATAGACAGCATCGAATGGGAGTAAATTAAAAGTGTTTCGTAGTGTTAATTAGTGGTATAATATATGTTAAATAAACGGCTTATTTATGTACAAAACGAATTTATCAAATAATTGTAGCGAGAAATTCCTTTCAGGAGTGACAGATGTTTATATCTATCCGACCGCCGAGGTGCAGTTGCCTATACCTTTTAATGTAGCGCAAATTTTATCAATGAGTGGTGGTAAGTTTGGCACAGCCATTCTGCATATCGCCACTCCGGGCGAAGATTCTGATGTGATAGCAGAAACCATTACCGCTAAATCTACGCTCACTGAATCGGGAAATGGCACATTATACACCTTTAATATAAGCGGAAGTGTAGAAAATGGTCAAGATAACGTGTGCGAAGCCGTAAAAATACTGCGTAAGGCGGATTATTTTATGGTATTACAAACGCAAGGTGGTACACGCCATCTTGTCAACACATTGCCCAACACCTTCTCGTTTAGGTCTACAGATAGCAAGTCTTCAACCGACGATGCACGTGAGTTTGCCATCAGCGCAAAAGCCATGTCAGACTTCATCCGATTAGAATAATCACACCGAAAACACACCTTTAAAACCAGCGTAAAACGCCGTTGTTCATTAGGACAACGGCGTTTTTTTTGTCCTTTCGTCGCAACCGTTGCTCCTTACTTTTGCTTGCAGAAAAACAGAATACTCCTCATATCGCGGAATGGAGAAGATGGTATCTCGCTTGGCCCATAACCAAGAGAACGCATGGTTCGAGTCCTGCTTCCGCAACTGCTATAAGGTAAAAATTGTTTTAGGATAACAACACAAACACTAAACACTCCATGAAAGGACTTTACGAAATTCTCACTGAAAAGAAATGGATGGTCAGTCCCGATTTCGTGCATGGCATCCTCAAAGCTTTATCGCAGAACTTGAATACGCATGCCGTATTCAGCACGCCCGAAAAGACTTGTGGCTTTGTTACTGCCGTAGCCGCTGACGGTTCTGTTTACTACCCAGAGGAATATCAGATTTCAGAGGATGGTAAACAGGTGAAAGGTAATTGGGTTTTGGAGCATGAGGAAAATCAACCCTTCCCATTCGTTTCAGTGCTAACCATTGACGGACCGATTACACGCAATGGTGGTGGTTGCTCGTATGGTTCAGTTGATCATCGCGACATGATGATGCGTGCAGCCAATCACCCACTTTGTTGCGGTCACGTATTTGTCATCAACACACCAGGCGGTTCAGCTTGGGCTAAGAACGATTATCAGCAAGCCATTGAGTATGCACGTTCCAAAGGTCAGCCAGTTCTTGCCTTTATCGATGGCATGTGTGCTTCAGCAGGTATGTATCTCGCTTCACTTTGCGATGAGCGTTACTACATGCACCCAAAGAACGAAATTGGTTGCATTGGTGTAATGGCAGCATTTTACACCGAAGCCGACGGCAGCACCAATCAGTTTACCGACGAAACGTACCACGAACTCTACGACCCCGAGTCGTTTGACAAGAACCGCGAGTTCCGCGACATCGCCAATGATGGCGACACTGAGAAATTAGTGCAAGAACTTGCCGATTTAGGTGTAGAGTTCCGTGCCGATGTAAAGGCAGCTTGCCCGAAAGCCACAGACGAACATTTGCACGGCAAGGTGTTCAATGCCGAGGACGTCAAGGGCATTCTTGTTGATGGTCAGTTAGACTTCATGTCGGTTGTTCAGCGTGCATTTGCCTTGCACAATGGCACAGCACAAGCCATTGATCGTAACACCCCAGACGAGGAACCTGCGCCACAGAACGAACCCGAACCACAGAACGAACCAGAACCCAAAGAGAACAACACAAAAACCTCTATCAATATGGCGAATTACCCACTTATCAATGCCGCTTGTGGCATGAAGGAAGGTGACATCAAGACTACCGAGGAAGGCGCGTTTATGAATGCCCCTTTGCTTGATGCGCTTGAAGCGCACCTCAATGACAACAAGCAGCAAGTGACTGATGCTGAGCAGAAAGTCACCACAGCAGAGAACGCCCTCGCAGAATTGCAAGGCAAGTTCGATGAACTCTCTGCACAGTTAACCGCAGCCAACGAAGCCAAGGCAGACGCAGAAAAGGCTCTTGCCGACGCTAATGAAGCGCACAGTAAGGAACTTGAAACGCTCAACACCGCCCACACCGAGGCTATTGCCAAGAAGGACGAAGAAATTGCTTCGCTCACTGAGGGTAAGAGTCAAGTTGAAACCGAATTGGCGGGTGCCAAAGAAGCCCTTGCTACTGCCGAGCAGAAGGTAAACGACAAGGACGCACAGATTGAACAACTCACCCACGAGCCCAGCGAGGAACAGAACAATGGCGATGCTCCAGCTAACAATGGTGAGGGTGCAAAGGTGCAGACGCTTCGCGAGTTCGACCCTACACCCTATAAAACCAATGCAGAGCGCAAGGCAGCTTTTGAACGCTTTAAGCGTGGTGAGGAGTAAGACTTCCACACAGAACAAAACCAACACAAAAACTAAACTTCTTTTCTTTCACAATTAAACACAAAAACGACTATGGCAAATCTTCCTGAAAATTTTATTGGTATCGATGCTCTTGAGCACGTAGCCGAGCAGGTGTCAAAGGAAATCCTCATGGGTCCTGGTTACACCGACGCAGCAGAGATGGACCGCCTTGGTATCAAGATTGTTTCGGGCGTTCAGTTTAAGCGCACCGTTCACGTTCTTCTTCGCAAGGGTGGTACTACTCGCCGTAAGGACGTTCACACTAAGGTAAATAGCGAAGTAGGTTTCTTGAAAGAGCGTACACTTACCGCTAAGCTTTCTTGGGACCACTTTACCGACAAAATCGACAAATATTGCGAAACAGTATTTGGTGTAGATGGTCAGGGTCAGTATCCCTTCTCTACTGAAGCTGTTACAGCCGTACTTGCTAACTATGCCGACAACTTGACCGCTTGCTTGTGGAATGGTGACATTAGCCTTGATGATGGTTCAGAAGACAAGCCCGCACACGAACAGGCTTTGGCACTCTACGATGGTTTCCACACTTGCGTAAAGCACGACATTGAGGATGGCATCATCAGCGAAGCTAACGGCAACTTGGTTCCTTGCGAGGCTATCACGGCTCCTGCTGACAACGAAGACTCAACACCTTACGACAACTTCGTGGCATGGTACATGAAGTGGGATCCTCGTTTGCGCAAGGTTAACACCATTGTTTATATGAACGAGGAGACTGCTTACAACATTGCAGCCGGTTTTGCTAACAAGTATCACGGAAACTTCAAGGTTGAGTATGAACAGGGTGGTAACTTCAAACTTCCTGGTCTTTCACGTGTAACTATTTGCCCTGTGGCAGACTTTGGCGAAGGCGACCGTATGTATGCAACAATCTATGACAACTTTATCTATGGTGTTGACACCGAAAGCAACCAGACTTACGTAGGTGTAAAGGTTGGCACTGACGATGACATGCGAGACATCCAGTTCCAAATTCAGTCAATTCAAGGAGCTTTAGGCCCCTGCAATCCGTTTAAGTACGCCTTCTGTATGTCAAACGGTTCGCTTGCTACTTCTGAATATGTGGCTGGTGACTACATTAACTCAAACCTCGTAGTTACTGCTGTTGACACCGACGGCAAGACAGAAGTTGATGGTCATGTAACCGTGAATGGTACTAAATACACCGCTCCTGTTGCTACTTCAGTAAATCAAGTGCTCACACTTGTTGCTGTAGACGGTGCTAAGAACATGTTCTCTCACTGGAGCAACGGCAAGACCGAAAAGACCCTTCAGCTCACTGCTACGGGTATGACTATGGGTATCACTGCCATCTTCAAGAAGGAAGGTGAGTAACCTACGGCTTTTCTCATAAGCTCTATAAATCCAACCCAGGGGTGACGGGTAACTTGACCCGACCGAACATAGCCAACCGCCACCCCATTTCTTTTTTAACACAACACAAAAACATTCTAATATTATGCCTGAAACTGTAACTTGCCCACAGCTCCACGACATGCTCGCGGAGAATGACTGCTTGGAGAACTTTGGCGGTCTTGGTGTGAACGTCTATGCTTTCGTGTATAGCGACCTTGCAAAGCCTCTCGAACCTACCGCAGGCACTAACAAATATCCTACATTCTCTGCCGATACTTTTAAGACCGGCAAAGGTCTTTACAAGTTTGAGTGTCAGGATGGTAGTCAGGGTCATAACTTTGAGAACCTCGGTTTTCAAAAGGGATTTAAGCAGACTATTGACTATGTGCTTGAAAGTGTGAATGCAGCATCTGCCGACATTGCGCGTAGCATTAACAACCTTAAAGTTGGCTACGTCATTGAGGATGGTAGCACTAACATCATTGTTTACGACAAGCAGCACTATGTGAAGTACGACTCTGGTAATATTAAGGGAGATACGGGTAAAAAGCCCGAAGACGACCGTGTGTTAACTTTGTCGGGCGTTCTGCAACCTACAACTTGGGGACGCTATGAAATCCCCACTCCCGAAGGCGGTTGGGATAGCCTCCTTGCCTCGGCAAAAAAAGAGTAGGTGACACGGAACAAACACAACAGAGCGAAGCCGATGTCGCCAAGCAGTCTGACGCCAACGCAGAGGAAGAAGCCGTAGTGCAGTCCACCTCACTTTTTAGCAAAGACTGATAATCGCTCACCATACAAAAAAATTCTACATTCGAAAAGCCTCGGTATCGAAGCCTTATAAATAAAAGGTATAGATACTGAGGCTTTTTGTGTTTGTGTAGGAGGTGGAGAGAAGCAGAATGTCCTTATGCCGCAAAACCAAAAAACTAATTTTGAAGTACAAAAAACAGAAACACAATCAAACAATTTACACATGGCTAAACTTGAACCTTTAGCAAAGTTCATCCTCTCGTATGAGGGTGGCTTTGTAAACGACCCTAACGACCGCGGTGGTGCTACAAATAAAGGTGTGACCATTGCCACATGGCGAGCGCAGGGATATGATAAGAATGGCGATGGACGCATAGACGTGAAAGATTTAAAGCTCATTACGGATGCCGACGCCATTAACCTTATGCGCAAAAACTATTGGAACCGTTGGAAGGCAGACCAAATCAACAACCAAGCCATTGCTAATATGCTTGTAGATTGGGCGTGGAGCAGTGGCAGACACGCCATAGTCATTCCACAACAAATGCTCGGTGTAACAGCCGATGGCATTGTGGGTCCAAAAACCATTGAGGCATTAAACCGAACCTACGCTTCCACATTTTTCAGGCAACTTAGAGCGCGTCGTTTGCGTTTCATTGACAACTTCATTCGGAATGTTCCCTCACAAAAGCGGTTTGAAGCGGGATGGTATAGGCGCATCAACGCTATTAACTACACCTACATGGTTGACAATCGCGGACGACTCATCACTTGGTAACGCCACATAAAAAGAAGCGACCTAATGAAAGAAACAAAACGCATAAACCTCACACTACCCAAGCATTGGAACCAATGCACCACCGAGCAGTTGGAACTCATATCGCAAGTAATGCAAGAGCAACTGTTAAGGCAAGATCGCTACCACACCTTTTCCATGTATAACGTGAAGTTGGCTATGTTCTTTGCCTTATCTGGCATACAGATAGTGGCAAGTCCTAATCCGCGTGAGGCAACCGAAGCGCAATACTACACCTGTCGTTTTTTAAAGGATGGCAAACGTGCTGACACCTTCCCACTTTATTTGTGGCAAATTAACTATTGGCTTTCGCCCAAGGCAAAGACCGACGACAAAGAGTCTGCCGAATATTTGGCGCAAGGTGCTGGCATGCTCGATTGGCTCGACAATGAACGTGGTATGTTTCTCACCCAGTTCCCCTACCCCACTATGAAGCGTCGCCGTTCATGGTGGCGCATGCGCAAGACGTTTCAAGGTGCCTTCCCCGACCTCGACGGATTTAGTTGGGCACAATATCGTTTTGCCTCCGACACTATGGGCACTTACACCCAACTCAGCAACAGCCTTGTGCAGATGCAGCAAATGGGCACCTTCACCCCACAACAGTTGGCGCAACAAGCGCAAAATATAGATTTGGCTCGAGCTATGTTCCTCGCCACAATATTCAATGCCCGCACAAAATACATCGACACCAACACGGGCATGGTGAAACGCGACTACCATTACGAAAGCAACCAATGCACCACGCATGCACCCTACTTTCGCAACTTTCCTGACCATCAGTGGCAGGTCATACTCTTTTGGTGGACTGGTGTGATGCACACCCTAAGCAAGCGTTTTCCGCATGTATTCAAGGTGCAGAAGGTAGACAACCGCCGACCCAACACCCCACTTGAAATTTACACCGCAACCACTGCCACCATGCAAAAGTATGCGGGACTTACCGAGGATCAAGTAAACCATCAGTCATACTCCCTTGTGCTCGAACACCTTGAACGCCTCTCAAAGGAGAATGAAGAGATGGAAAAGATAAGCAGAAAATAACATAACCCTTATAAACCCACACACACTAATCACAATGGCAAAAAACACAGTAAGCAATTTGCACGAGTTCCAAGAACGTAGTGAGGAACTTCATCGTGCTGGCTATGTGGCTATCCGTCCTGGCGAGTTTTGCACTCCCAGCAAAGGTAGCAAAGCCTTTTCATGGAACGACTATGTGCATTCCATGCTCATTAGCGAAGCCAACATGACGGCACAAGGCACAGCAGGCTCACAAGCCGCACGCCGACAAATATCCACCATCTTTGCCTCGAGCGGAGGTGAATGTCTTGCTAAACCCAAAGGAGAAGGCACCGAAGGTTTAGGCTACATGGAATGGGGTATTGGCAACCGACTGCCCAACCTCATTTGGCTCCTTTCGCGCATGTCGCCCTTTACCGCAGCAGGCATTGATTTTATCAAGAAAATCCTTGCCGTGCATGGACCCAAACCCAAATATTATTACACCCAATATGTGGGAGGCAATATTACCGAAAAATTCATACCCTTTGCTCATGCAGGTGTTTTGCTCCGCGGCTTAATTGCCGACCTCAAAGCCAAAGAAGCACAAGCGCAGCAAACCTCCGACCCCAACCCTACTGACGAACCTCTGACCAATGCGGCACAAGCCCTCACCCCCACCGAGGATAGCGAGGAGATGAAGGAACTAAAAGATGCGCTTGCCAAATGGGAATGGACGAACGAAGAACTGAAGCATTTTTGTGCCGATAACGACCTGATGGACACCTACTTGCAGTTGGCTGGCGATATGTCGCTTATGTCGCAATGCTTTGTTGAATTACAACTCAACCAACGCCAACTCGACGAAAACGGCACACCCGTTCCCACCTCACGTTGGACGCCGAAGGTTGTAGGCATCAAACCCCGTTCGGTATTCACAACCCGACTGGAGCGTCAAGATGCGCAATATCGTATCAACTACGCCTACATTTCTAATCAATGGCTCGACTCCTCGCAAAACATTTCCAACCTTAAACCAGAGGATTTAAAGATTGCAGCCGTGCCTTATTTGCCTGCTGCTACAGCCGTTCGCGACCTTCAGCGCATTGTTCGCGAAGCCCGACAAAACCGCGTGAGCCGTAAGAACCGCCCCACACGTTTCATTATGTCGCCTCGCGATTTTGGCGGTCCTTATTATGCCGATGCCCTTTGGCACAGCATTTTCGCAGGTAGCATTTTTGAGTATGCTTTTACCATCGTTGACGACCGACTGACGCGCAAACGCAACTCTAATATCATTGGTCGTGTCATTTACATTCACCAAGACTATGTGGACCGCCTTTGCAACCAAGCCTCGCAAGAGGACAAAAAGCGGTCGCCCAAGGAGATTATGGCAAGTGTGTTCAACGAAATCAACACATGGCTCAGCAATAGCGACAACGCAGGACAAGCCCTTTTCTCGTCAAGTTTCACAGGCTCTGATGGTAAGGAACACAAGGCATGGGAGATTGTGGAGATTGAAACAAAGGCTTCCGACCAAGCCACAGCCGACAAAACTGAGTTGCAAGAGATTAGCAGCATCATCTTCTTTGCCATGGGTTTAGATTCCAAACTTATTGGTAACACCCCTGGCGATGCTTCATCATCGGGTGGCACCGACTTGCGCGAACGCTTCTTAGTCAAGCAAATTCAGTTTGCACCCTTGCAGCAACTCATGCTCCGTCCACTCGAAGTGATTAGTCAGTTCAACGGTTGGGACGAACATCTTGTATGGCAAATCGATCGCGAAGTACTCACCACACTCGACAACTCTAAAACGGGTGTAACCAAGCAAGGGCAGGAATAGAGCTTCGCGCGAAGATTTTCAAAACTTCGCGCGAAGATTGAAAAAGTTTCGCGCGAAACTTATACCAAGTGACGCGCATCAGTTGTATCACCTTATGCGCATGACTTAAAAAACAACCCTGTAAAAAAACAACGATAATATGTTACTATCCACAAACCAAGAACTCCGCCTGCACGTACCCAGCAATGCGTTCGACGACGTAAGTCTGTTGCAAGGCATACTCGACAACAGCGAGAAAGATTTTCTGCGAGACAAGTTAGGCACACCACTCTACAACCGTTTGTGCGAGTATTACAAGCTCAATATTGATGCTAACGATTTTTACCTTGCCGTAACCAATGGCACTTATGCGCAGCACCCTTGGCAAGAACTCTTGCTCAATGCCCAACGCATGGTGGCAAATGACACACTCGCACGCTATTCCTATCAGCAACTCATTTCTACTAACGGAGCAGGTGTAAATATGGCTTCAAGTCAAGACTTTGCTGTTGCCACTGAAAAAGCACTTGATAAAGGTGTGCAAGGTTATAAAACGGAGGCTATGGTTTCGCTTAATAATCTTTTGCTCTTACTCGAAGATTGGGCAAAGCTGACGACCCCCTCGCTTATCTCCGTACCGACAGAAGGCGATAGCGTACAGAATACGGACGAAAACGTACCGACAACCGACGATAGCGTACAGAATACGGACGAAAACGTACAGATTGCAGAGATTGAGGAAATCGTAAAACTTTGGCAGCAGAGTGAATACTACTATTTGCATCACGATTTGCTCATTCCGACTTGTGCCACACTCAAACAGCATCTTGACACTTTTACCAATCGCGATAAGTTTATTCGCCTCATTCCTGACCTCCGTTTTATTCAGAATGAGTACATCGAGGAAGTGTTTGGCGAAGACTTTATAGCCGAGATGTTGCAAGCTCCCGAAAAAAACCGATTGCTTAGAAAGACACGTGACCTTATTGTTGCCTATTTGGTGGAGCGCACATCAGTGCTCACCTTCGACAAACGTGCCCGACAGCAAGCCCACGACGATGCCGTTTCCCTTCGCGATAGCATTCTCAAAACCCTTGCTGACCGTAAAGCAGCCGAACAACCCAAGCCTACCACTCCCACCGAAACACCCAACACCACACAGTCAGATAGTGGCAAAGGCTTTGAAAACAATCAGCCAGGCACACGCATCTTTGTGTCGCCTATGTTGTATTAACCTTAAAAAGAAAATCTCACAATGGAAAAGATAATCAACACCCTTACCCCTGCCCTCACCACTCGCATGCTCACTTCCGAGCAGCGTGAGGCATTCGAGAAAGGACTGACCTTGTTAGAAGGCACACCCAAGGCACAAGCCTTTGTGCGCGAAAGCCGACGTTTTAAAGACTATCACCGCCGTGTGCGTCAGTTGCTCACCTACTTGCAAACGCTCGACACCACCGATGCGCAACTCTCGCAAAAGCGTCGCGTAGGTCGTCCCACCAAACAAGAGCAAGCCTATTACGCACAACTGCAAAAGCAAAAGGCACTGCAAGAGGCTAAAGATAGCCTATTCCCCGAACTAAAACCCGATGTGTCGTTACAACCCCTCACCTACAACGGCATTGTGGCAGACCCTAATGGCGAGAGCATTGCAGCCACCATGCCCAGCATGAAGCAAATTCGCGTGTTCCTCTCCGCCTCCTTGCAAGAGCAAGTGAATAACCTTCGCGCCCTTCGCAATGAAACGGCAGCTAAGGCAGAGCAAGCTAAAACGATGGCTGAAGCCAACGAAAAAGCCGTGGCGCAAGGCAAGGGCGTACTCTACACCGAGCAAGAGATAGCCGAACTTGCCACACGAGCCGTGGAGATTGAGAGCCATATCCTACCCGACATCTACACCGCTATTGACCGCGAAATGGGCGAGGTGTATTTGCGCCTTAGTCAGCGCACAGGCGACCCAGAATACATTAAATACGTAGAAAAAACCTTCAACATTGCGCCACAAGACCTCCGCACGCAATTTAAACCCTTCTACGAGAAGGCACAACAGCGCGATCCGCTCTTTGCGCAAACCGTTGCTGAGAAAATTGCAGCCGACCGCCCCGAAGTGAAAGCTGCTCGCGAGGCAGTAGCGCAGCACAAAGCCAAAGCCGAAGGTATTATCAAATACATTTGTCGCAAAGACAAACCCAGCACAAAAACCCGTGTGAAAGGCATAAAAGAACGCATTGCCAAATTGCGCGAAGAGTTTTCAGACATTGTGACCGAAGACGAAATCAAAGGCTTCGAGGCTATACTGATGAAGACCGAGGAAGAGGCAGGAGTGAATAATTAACGGAAAAAGGAGAAATGGATATGGAGGACACCGCATTTAAAAATCTAAAACACCTCTGTACAGAGGCTTGCCATGCACGTCATGCTTGTACCGAAGGATTTAAAAAGATGGTGGCTTCGGAGAATGTGAGCCAAATGATGGGTACATGGCGTCGCTATTGGGACGATTTAACCAATAGCATATATGTAGATGAAATCCGTCGGCAACTACCCGGTATCTATCCCACCTTGAAAGCAGACATGAACAAGGTAGGCATCTATCTGAATGAATGCCCACCAGACGCACCGCAATATGTTCGTGTCATTGTGACTGATGGCGCAGAACCTCTGCACATTTTTGGCGAAGCGCGGTGTTATGTGCTTGGCGAAGCTACGGTTATAGCTCACGACCATGCGCATGTTTACAACAACAGTTTCAATGCACAAGTGGTGCTACATGATAATGCGTATGGCAAAATCATGGCAGGCAAAGTTTCTGTTTACGGCCGAGCTTCGGTGCAAGGTAATTGCGATATGAGTTTGTACGATTGTGCGCAATGCAATGCTTTTGGCGGAACGGTGCATGGCTATGGCTATTTACGCATCAATGCTTACGGCGACGCACAAGTTCATGCCATATCACGTTTATTTGTGAATCTGCATGGCGAGGCAACCTATACGAAGTTAAAACTAAACAATGCTGACCAATGAACTCACATATAACTATTAGAGCCAAGGGTAAAGACCGCGTGCTGAGCGACGATCTCTCTCTCAGTGTGGAGTTTCAAAACCCCATGTGGAACGACACTGAAATGTTTTCTTACCCTGTGGATTTGCCTTTCGATGGCAACCGCGACATGCTGAAGAATGTGGACGACGCACAATCAGACGTTCGCCCCATTACGCTTGAACACGAGCCTATGCAGATAATTGTGGATGGAGTGCCGTTTGCAAGCGGCCCGATGGTTATCTCAGAGGACGAGGAACTGACCGATGGTTTATCTATTAACGTAGACTCAGCAGTTGAAAGCTTCGATTCTATGATAAGCGACCTAAATTGCAACGATATTCCCATTCCTGAAAGCGATTGGCCAAGTTTGATTATTGGCGAGAAAATATCGGATGTGACGATTGAGATGCAGTATAACTTCTACGTTTACATCTACATCAAAGGACGAAGCGAAACTACTGAATTTAAAAAACATTTCCCCCCACAAAATGCGTCTGCTTCATTCGAGCCACAAGCTCTTGGTTTTTCTTATCCAGGAAAATGTAAAACTACTGGCAATATGCAAGTAGCAAAAAAGAAGAAAGATGTGGTTTATCGCGATGGTACGAAAGTGACAGAACCCGAAGAGGTAGAAAGTTACATCAATGTGACCGATGCGTATTTAGGTAATGCTCGCGCTTCGTCAATGGGACCGGCAAAGTTCTGTAATGCACGTGTTTGCTACAAGCATTATGACAAGAATGCAGACGGAACTACATCCGACAGCGTAGTAAAATTTGACGATGGTAAGGGTGGACCTGAAGACTTCGGCACCTATTGGGTGTTAGACGCAAAGCGTCCGCAGTCTGGCATTTGCTTCTATGTGTTGTATTTCCTTGAATGTTTGTTCAAGCACCTTAATGTGGCTTACGACATTGAAGTGTTGAAGAATATTGAAGACATGAGACATCTTTGCTTCTTCACTACCAAATGTTCTTATCGCACCTCCGACCCTTTGTTTGTTGATTCTTATACTGACGAACAAGGAAACAAGGCTTTTCATCCGTTCTTTACGCACACCGTAGGCACAAAAGATGGTAATCAAGGAGTGAAAGACGCTGAGCGACAAAAATTGTTTCAAGAGGTAAACGAATGGTTGAGCAGCCGAGGATGTGGCGGACAACTTGAATTGGAAAAGCCCGAAGGTATAGAAATAAATGAGTTTACGCTGAACCCTGGAGATTTATGGGAACAACACTATAAATTGGGCGAAAATGCCAATAAAATTCAAGTTCATCCCACTATGCTCTATGCTAAAGCTACCGCTCAAATACGCCACATGATTGCCGACGAAGGTAATTTCCCAAAAATGTCTGTTTCGTCGCTATTGGAGTCATTAGAGAATATGTTTGGCATAAAGTTCGACTATGATTATGAGCGCAGAAAGGTTACAGCTTATCTCTACCGCGATGTATTGCAAACAGCATTAAAGCCTCGTAAACTGCACGCACAAGTAAATTCCATTCATAAAGTGACGGAGAAAATAACAGGTGTGCGCATTGGTTATTCTGCCGAGTCAGATGCTAAAGAGCAGAAGGATAATATCAAGAACGAAGTGAAAGATTACGACGTCGCGTATGACTACATTGATTATCCCGATCCTGCAACAGCAGATAAAGCAAAAACTACCATCATTGACAAACATTATATAGACATCTTTAAAAATCCCAATCATGGCGACATGAATGTGTATATAGACCAACGTACAGGTAATGCTTATCGTATAAAAGTTGATAAAGAAGCTTCTGACGTGAATGACATGCACCCCGTTCTATTTGAGGTCGGGCAGTTTAAGGGAGTGGAAGAAGGAGATTGTTCTACACGCAACGAGGACTTTGTGTATGAGTATATGTCAGACTTAGTGCCTGTGCAGTTTAATGACGTTAATTATCAACGTGAAAAAAACTATATTGGAACAGGTGGCAAACTCACAACAACCGATGGCATTACAGTTGAAACCATCAACGCTTCAGCAAAAACACCTCTATTTGCAGCCTATGTAGACGAAGACATGGAGCATGAGTTTATAGAGCAACGCATTCGTCAAAATCTTGCTGGTGATTATGTAAATGCCTATTTAACCGAGGTGCTTACGTGTAAAGAATCATACGACCCCACTAAGACTGATGACGGTAATTCTCCATTGCAAACCTACGATTGGGATAATGCTATTGCCATGATGCGTGGTGGTGGTGGTGAAGCCACTTATGAGCAATACGACTCTGACTATGATGGTTTTGGCAACAACAAATGGCGTATGAAGGTAGCTGAATACGCATTAGAGTCTGACTCTATAGGACCATTTGGCGAAGTCTATGACTATAACGGTGTGAGCGCAGGTGGACTTGGTGAACATTTCTCGTTAAAACCGCGTGCTTACAAGCAACCCACTTGGGCTGACGCTCCTTTGTGTGAAGCCGACCGCTATGAGGATGGAGAACATATTCGCATCCAATCGCGAGGCTATGTTGACACCTTCTTAAAAGAGTTTATTTACTTCCTCCTCAATCGCAAAAAATACCGCATCAAGTGTCTTGCTTCGGTAGCGCAGATAGCTGACATTCCCAATCATTGGAAGGAATGGTGGTTGATAGCTGGAAAAAAATGCCTTATCAATAAAGTGTCTACCGACATTAGTGTGACCGACGGCATGGGCGAGGTGGAGCTTGAAGTTTATAGTCTTTAATGTGTTTAATGTATAATTCCTTATAATATGGCAAGAACCGTATTCCTTACATCGGGCAGCATATTCAATGGCAACCCTATTACGTTTCGCATACAGCCGAACGTAATAAACGGCACACCATCGTTCCACCGCGTGATTGTAGAAGTAATTTGCGGTATGAGCGGTGGAGATCTTGAACCAATTAAACTATCAGAACCTGTTGATGAAGAAAAGGAGGGTGCCGAGGTGAACATCGACATCTCCTCTGCATTACGTACTTTTCGCGATGGCTACATCTACACAGCACAACCCACATCTTACCCATTGGTTAAATTCTATCTGAGAGTGTACGATGAATATATGCTCAATGGTGAGGTTCATCCCATGGGAGAAATTATCTATCCCGCTAAAACTAATGAAAAAGACGAACAGCCTACTTATTGCACTATATTTGGCGGATATTCAGACCTTGAACGCCTTTTGTCGAATGGCTTTAAAGAAACAACCGTTCTTTCGCTCAAACCACAATCATCTCCGCAACTTGCCTTTGTGGGCGAAAATGTAGTCTACGCTACACCTTACGCAACAGCACATACGTTGTTAGCAAGCGCAAACTTGACAAAACCAGAGTCGAAGGTCGAAACCATAACCAAAGAGGGTATGCAAACCATTGGCAAGCAAAGCATATATGCGCTACCCAAAGAGGAAGCTGATGTGCGTCAAGTATTCCGCTTTATTAACTCGTTTGGCGTGTTGGAGAGCGTGAACGTACCAAGGGTGTATAGTAAAAATGTTTCCGTAACGTCACAAAGCTATACCGTAGCAAGGCAAGAAACATTCAATACTTTTAGCCGAACTTCCATTAAGAAGGAAAATGACAAAGAGTCTTGGTTGTATCAAACCGACCCATTAAATGAGGACTGGCAACAATGGTACTTACATGAGTTCTTAATGTCAAAACATATTTGGATGGATATAAACGGGTATTTCATTCCTTGTACCATTACACCCGCAGAGGACAATACCTTCTTTAATCGCACCGAAAATAATCCGCTCACCGTATCATTCACTGCTCAACTCGACATCAACGGCAGTCCTATGCTTCTAATGTAGGCATACACATACGCTTTGTTTCTTTTTTGTTTCAGCCCGAAGCACACCTCGCGTGGTGAATGCTTCGGGCTTGCTTTATGTCCTTATGCCGAGAATAAAACACTTTACCTTTGTTCTATATAACACAAATAAAACCGCTCTTATTATGCTTTATTCAATTACATCCAACAATTTGCATATCATTAACTCCTTCGATTATCGCAAGGATGAGATGCTATCCACGCTATTTAAAATATGCTTTCTCCATGCCAACAGCCAAGTTTGGCAACGTTCTTTCGACTCGCTCGAAAATGAGTGGTGTGTGCACAATGCCCTTTACCGATTGCACATATTGCGCAGCCGCACAGTCGATGTCAATTTAAACTTTCCCAATCGCATAGAATGGCTATACAACCTGCTTGCCCCCCTTGCACGTTTAATCATTAAATAAACCCCATACACCACATGATGACCGAAGCAACACCTAAAGATTATTGGATTGCGGAGAATGCGTTATTTATTGCTCGCAACACAAACTCAAATCCCGATTGCATACAAGCAGCGTGTTTGAGTGGTGCACAAATTTTGGTGTATGTGAAAGGCATTATAGGTTATGATGCCGGACACAATTACCAACGATGGCAGTTGCAAGCATCGCCCACTGTTTTTGGCACTCACACCGAGAAATATGTGTATGCAGCCATTCCGCGTCCTGATACTGATCGTACTATTGCAATAATCGTATTCCCCTCAGAGCGCATTGACATTTACGGAAAAAATGCAGCCGAAGAGCAAGTAGGTTCAACCGACTATTATTATGTGTTTCTGCAAGGCATTCTCACCTCGTCGGGCGATAATGGCACTATAGACCGTATATGGAAACAGGAAATTGTTACGGGTTATCTTGCCTCAGACGAAGCCATAAACGCAGGCCCCACAGAAAGTGCATGGTATGAATACTCGCCTGTAGACAACCGTGTAACCTTCTTGAAGGATATGACCATGAAGGAGGGCACTCTGTTTGAGAAGGTAAATGCGCATCAGTTCGACGTGCAAAATGTGGCAGTAAAACCAGATGGTAAAATAACATTCAACAAAGGAAACGAGCAAATTGAGGGTGTAGCAACTACAGAGCACGACGAGGAATCGACCACCAAAATAGCCACTCCCCAATTTATTGCCGAGCGTTTTTTGTCGAAAAAACACGCCGACACTGCCGAAGCCGAAATTCGTTTTTTGCAAGGCTTAATCTCCGACGAGATGGCAAAGTTCTTAAAAGGTGTGCAGTTTGGGCCCTCGTTTGCGAGTGGCATAACAGGAACTGGCGGACGCATCGACGCAAACGGCATAGGTGAACTCGATGCACTCACTTTGCGCAAATGGCTCGAGGTGCCCGAACTGCGTTACAATCGCGTTGAAGTGATTGTTGGCACACAATGGCGGTCGCCAGGCGGTGGTATTATTGAAAGCGTGGTTCCAGATGCTAATGGCGATACGCAAGGCATTGCATACTTAAAACTCGAAGATGGCGAAATTGGTAAGATTGCCGAAGGCGACATTTGCATGGGTGTGTGGCACAATGCGCAAACCGCATCAGTTAATGCTACCGATGAACACGACGACTCTAAAGGCAACTTTCGCTTTTCGGGTTTTTGCACCGTTTATTTTCGCGTAGCCGAGGTGCTGAGCGTGGATGGCGGACAAAACAATGCTTTTCGTTACGTGTTGCGACCGCAGAATACCACCTATCCCACCCCTATGCACCCTGCGGCGATGATGCACTTTGTGTGCTACGGAAATTTCTCTGATACCACGCGTCAACAGTCGCGCTACTCTACGTTGACGTATGAGCGATATTTGGCACATGTCAACAACTGGGAATTTACCGAGGCTAACATCATGGCGCAGTTTGGTGACCTAAGCAACCTGAGTGTATTTGGGCTCAACATGACGGGCTATTCAGCCTACCTTAACAACATATATATGTCGGGAACCATTCAGCAGTTCGACCAAATGCCATTGCGCATGGAGGTGAGCAATTCGCTCGACGGTTTTCTTGCATTTGGCGAAACCTGCACACTGAGTTGTCGCGTCATGAAGGGGTGGACCGACCTTACGCAACAAGTCACATCATGGACTATCTCGCGTAGTTCGGGCGATGCTGCAAGCGATAAGGCTTGGGGCATGAAGCAAAAGGTGACCGACTTTAAAGGCATCATTGACATTGCCTTTACGCAAGCCGAAAACGACCTTGGCTCTGCGGTGTCGTCGTTGTTTACAATCACTGCCAACTTAAACAATGAACAAGTGATCGCAAGCATTGAAATTTAAAATACTTTTTTCTATACAAACCAACTAACCTATACATTCACATGCAAATTACAAAAAACATCATTCGTCGCGATTACCAGCCACTGAGTGTAGCTGCAAGCATTGTGGTTGTTTCAAACAGCGATTCACCCTTAACGCAGGTCTACGATGAGTTGCTTAATGTGTTTCAGCCCAACCGCACACTTACGCCTTTGGTGCTAATGCCACGCATAGAACTTACGGCTAAAGACGGTTCGTTGCAACGTAATCTTACGAATGCTGATATTGCAGCCGATTCTATGAAATGGTTGCTCAATGGCAAGGATATTAAGACCGTTGATGGTTGGAAAGACGCTGTGCAGATTAACACCACCGCTACCGACAAACGCGGACAAATTGTGATTTCCCGCAATGTAATGCCCAGCGAGGTGTATGCGCTGAGTTTTGAGTGCGATGTGCCCGACACTCGCACCAACAAGGTTGTTCACATTGTCATAGAACCTGTGTTGCTCACCACAACCGACCATTCGGAAGACGATTGGGAAATTTCGGTAAATGGCGCACACAATGTGGTGTATAACCCTATTGTGGATATGCTTGCCGAAATGGAGTATGAAATGGCACAAGGCATAGCTGCTTATAACGACACGCAACTTAGTGAAGCCCGAAAATCGGCAGATAGTTATGTGCAACAATGGAACGTGATTGTGCGAAAGGGTAAAGCCGAAGCACCTACCGACCTCTACACGGTGAACTACTACATTCACGAAGGCAGTAAAAAAGTGTTGCTCACCGACAACAATTTGGGAGACTACCCCATTACATCCATATCGCAAAAAAGCTTGGTGGTAGATTTGCGTATGATTACAAACGAAACATTCACGATTGAGGTTGTTTCGTCGTTAGAACGAACTGTTGCTATGATCACATTGGGTGCAGCCCGAAGAATGGAACCCGTTACGTGGGACTATCTGAATAAAACGGCTGCACAAGCTACCGAGGATATGCGCGACGACCGAGCATTGGCACGTGCAGCAAGTGGCATGGTGAAATATCCTGAGCGTACACATCACATTTTGTGGTTTGTTACCGATGCGCGAGGCATTAACCACGAACTCAATATGGGTGCTACAACACGTTATTCGCTCAAAAAATATGGGTTGACCGACACGGCTACCATTTCGGAGTTTATTGCCACTGAGGACAAACCGCCTTATGTGCGTGCCATAACTAATGAGGGTGCCGTGCTGACCGACAATCAAGGACGCGAGTTTATTTTTACCTCCTTGCAAAAATCTTAACACACATATATTTATGAAATATGCACTTTGCCCCATCGAAAAAGTGAAGTTGGCCGAAATATCCGTGAACGGGAAATTTGGCACACGCAATGGTTTATTATTGCTCAACGAGAGTTCGTTGCTTAATGCCCCCATGCTAAAAGGTTCGTTTAGTGAAAGGGTAGCTGAACTAAATGGCACAGAACTAACCGATGCAGAAGCACAATTATATTTGAGTACACACGACACATTTATTTTTGAATAACAACACAACAAACACACTAATAAGATGACTTCAATTCAAGGAACTGCCGTAGTGAAGCGTTTGCGCACAGGGCACACATTGGCATTGCAACTTGTTACGAGTGGTGCCGAACTTTATCAAACAGTAGATGCGGGTGGCAACGTAAGCCCTTCGTGGTCGGCTTCGGCTGCTCACCCTATTATCACGCCACAAGGTCGTTCGCTCACTGCGGGCATGAAAGGCACATTGAGTGATTGGACGTGGAAATATCTTGGCAATGCGCTTGCGTTTTCGGCAGATGGTGCTTGCACTACAAGTGGCTATGAGCGTTTGTTCAAAGTGAACCATGTCACAGCTGCGTTAGAGATTGTGGGTAACTTAGCATCGAAGACCAATGTAGATAACGACACGCTCACCTTTTCGGCAAAGGTTACGGTTGATGGTGTGTCGGCTGTGATTGAAAAAAGCATTGAGGTGATTATTGCCGCAGGTGGGGCTTCGAGCTTTTGGGGCAATGTGAGCACCGACAATGCCATCCTTGATGGCTCGGTGAGCAAAACCGCCCTGCGCACCACCCTTATGTTGGGCGGTGTGGCGCAAACCAATTACACTATTGATTGGTATAAAAACACAAAGGATAAGGCGCATGCGCTTTCAGGCTTTAACCCTGCCGTGGTGACGCGCAACGATGTGGATGGCACTACGCTGTTTATTGCCGATTTCAAGGTAGATGGCAATGTGGTTTATACTGATGGCATTGTGCTTACCGACCAAGCCGACGAGTTTTATGTAATGACCGAGGTTTCGGGCGATGTGACAGACACGAACACCATTACCGTAAAAGCTACGTTGGCAAATACACGCACCAAAGAGAAGGCTACGGGCATTGCTGCGGTGAAGTGGACGGCATATTATTATAAGGTGACGGCAGAACAGCAAGCCAGTGGCGAAGTGAATTTTGCGAATGGTAAACTCGACAGCCATCCCATAGCCACTAAGCAGGGTGCCGACGTGCTCGAAGCATTGGTTAGCCTCACGGCAACCGAGACGGGCGATAGCGACGTAGTGGTGCTATTCGAAGCCGAATTTAGCGTTTAACTTCTCTGGTCATGCTTATTATTCCTATTGAGCATGACCGAACACACAAAAGAAGGTTCGTAAAAAAGAACTATATAAAATCACACAATAACTAACTTTCTTAATTTATTATTTAAAAAAGATGCCAGCAGTAGAACGTACAGACTTAGCCACAGTGAACTTGGTAAAGGGCACCTCGGCAGATATGACCATGTTAGCCGAAGTAGGCGGTTCGATTGTTAGAGTAAAAGCCGAGGACATTGTGCCTTATCGCGAAGAAGAGGTGTCGTATGGTGTGACCTTCGACGAAAGTATATCTTCGTCGCATTGCACACGCATTGGCAATATGGCTCTTCATAAAACCTTGCCTGTGCAGTCGCTCATGCGTGGTTGCTTGCTCAACGATGATGGCGAAGTGGTGAAGTATTTGAGTGCCAAAGATTGGACCAACGAAGATCGTTCGGGCAAGAGCGGACAGGTAATGGTTGAAATTCCCTTGCATTGGCGCAAATTTAGTATCAATGGCACAAAGCTCACGGTGCGCCTTTCGCTCTATCCGCTCCCTGGCTACCAGTTTGTGCCTAAGTGTTATGTATCGGCCTATGAAGCCGCGATGGATCGCACCACGGGCAAGTTGGCTTCGGTGGTGAACATGGATGCGCGTTATCGTGGTGGCGACAACACCAGTAGCTATGATGGCACTTACCGCACACTGTGTGGACGCCCCGCATCGAGCCTCTCGCGCACAGCCTTTCGCAATGCGGCTCGCAAGCGCAAGGCAAACAGCGCAGAGTGGAACTGCTATGTTTACGACATTCACAAAACCATTTATTGGCTCTTTGTGGTGGAGTATGCCATATTAGACTCACAGAACGCCGTGAACGCCACACCCACTGCCGAGGGCTTTCGCCAAGGCGGATTGGGCGATGGTGTTGCATTCATCTCTTATGGTCAATGGTCTGATTTTAACGGCGTGCGACCCTTTGTGCCGTGTGGTTACACCGATAGTTTGGGCAATGGCACAGGCGAGGTGACGTTAACCTTAGACAATATAACTACAAAGGTAAATCGTTATCGTGGCATAGAATGCCCGTTTGGGCACATTAACCATTTGGTGGATGGTGTGAACGTGCGCATAAGTCCCGATGGCACATCCAAGGTGTATGTATGCACAACCCCCGCTAAGTTCTCAGATTCAGGCTACGAGGGTTATGTGTATGTGGGCGATGCTGCTCGCAGCGAAGGCTATATTGTCAAATTTATTTTTGGTGAGAGTGGCGAAATAGTTGGCATGGCTGTAGGTGGAGGTTCGTCTACTCATTGTGGCGATTACTTCTACGTAGACCATCCATCTACAACCGTTCTCAGGGTCCTGTTGTTCGGCGGCTACGCGTTTCACTTTGCGAAGGCCGGCTTCGTTCAGACGGAGGCGACTTTCAATCCCTCGAATGCGAGCTCGAATGTCGGTACTCGCCTTTGCTTTATTCCAGCGGTCTCGTAAGCGACACGAACGCGCCCCATTTGGCAAAGGCGAAAAAACAAACACAAACTTAACCCACAACAACAATTTTATTAACCCACCCAAACAAGCATTATGAAAGCGTATTACGACCACAAACCCGAACCCCTCGAAGCCGTAGGCAACGGAAGTTACCGCTACCATTGGAACATTCAAGCCTTCGAACCCGAAGACCACGAACCCACCACCAACACCACCGATGCCAAGGAAAACCCACGCCTCACAAACTACGTTTGCGACGAACTCATCATTTGGCCACCCCTCACCGAAAACCGACTCACCGAAGCTGTCATTACCGAGCAGTTTGCGCAAAACTATGAGCAGAAACTAATTAACGACTACAATGCCGTGCAACTCGGCATTCTGAAGGATAAAGACGGAGCCATAGCCCAACGCTATAAAGACTTTTTGCAGCAGCGCAACGAGCTAAAGCAAATAGTCACCGCCGATTGCCAAGAGGCAGGCATCCTTTTAACCCCCCACACTCCTAAAACTACATTAGCACCATGCCCAACGGAACAATGACCATTCAAGGCGCACAGTTGGTTAGGCGCAAGCCCAAAGACGGAGCACCAGGCAAGCCCGGCAACGACGGCAACGGCATAGCCTCGATTACCACCTATTTCGTATTAACCGACAAGCCCAATGTTAAGCATTACGATGATGTAAAGGGGTGGAGCGAAACCTTTCCACAATCGGATAGTCAAAAACCCTATATTTGGAAATGTATATACACGGTTTATACTAAGTCAGCAGCAGAATATTCTGTTCCTGAATTAATAGCTACTTACTCAGGTGGCCCTAACCCCAACTTAATTGACAATGCTACGTTTGTTGATGATAATCACATGCAAGCATGGTTTGTTAAAAGTAGCTACGTTCCACAAACTGGACAAGTTGCACCTACCAATAAGGGTTATATTGATACCAACAATCTTTGTAACAGGCGACATTCGTTCTTTGAATCGTGCGAGGCTACAGCCATGGTAGTGCAGTACAAAGAAATCCTTGCACAAGTCATTCATAGCAAGGTAAATGGCATTAATAAGTTGAAGCCTTCACAATGGTACACTTTTAGTTTCTTTGCTAAAAAGATGCAGAATACCCTTATTGTTGAAGAAACCAGCAACAAGTATGGCTTTGGGGCCAAGGATTTGTATTTGATTGAGGGACGAGAATACAAGGTAACAATCGTTGGTAACGTTGACCAAACGGCATTAAATGAAGGTAAGTATTTAAGCACTTACATTTACAATAATGATTGGTCCGAAGAAGCACATGCTACAATCAAAAATACTGGACTTTCATCCGCAACCATGACGTTTACCCCTAAAACGACAGGTATGTATAGTTTACTTAGTTACCTATACGATAATTCAGAACCGCGAAATGGACAAGCCTATGTAAAACTATACCAAGTGGAGGATAGCCACGACTTGTCTACCTTTTTATATCCTACGTCAGTCGATGTTAAGATTCCGATGATTATAGATGGCGTGGTGCAAAAAACCACCCCGTCTGACCTTTCACATGTGTGGAAGCTTACTGGCCAATGGGAACGGCATTGTGTAACATTTAAAACCCCATCAGAATTGGGTACGGATGATACAAAGGTACTGATTTTTCGCTTGTTGCCATCTATATCCGCTGAAGCACCGCGCAGCGTATGGCTGTCTATGCCTAAGTTAGAAGAGGGCATGTTTGCTACTGGTTTCGTTGATAGCTATGACGACGTAAAGGGGGATAGAGGCTACACGGGTGTAACCGTGCGCCGTAGCGAATGGCAAGAAGGGGTTGATTACCGCAATGATAGTGCCGAAGCCCCCGTATCGGTAGCTCCCGATGGCAACCGCTATCTTGACGAAGTTTCTATCACCGACCTTGCCTCTGGCAAAGCTACCTACTTTCTTGCCCGATCCTCGCACAACGGCATTACATCTTCCGCAGCCAACAAACCAACAGCGAACGGCAACAAGTATTGGGAACCCATTAACGACCTACGTCCGCTCCGCACTTCGTTTGCCGACATCATGACGGCTTTCATTAACTACCTGCAAGTGGCGCAAATTCAAATTGTGGACGATAAAAATGTTCCATACGGTGCTTTTGGTGGTGGAGCCGATGTGGATTATCCCTTGTGGTTTGGTGGAAAAACGGCTAACGAGGCGGTGGTGAAGTTTGGCAAAAAAGGCGATGCTTGGATAGGCAATAACTTTAGTGTGGTAAATGGCGATGTGAATGTCACGGGCAACCTTCATGTCAATTCGCTCTTCTTGAAGCAAGGAGACTTGATTATGAATGGCAATAAAAAGTACTTGAACCTCGACAACCACACGGGTAACTATTTTGTGTTGCCAGACAACGAGAACGTGTACTTGCCTGCCCCCACTGGCTACGAGGGTATGCAACTTACCGTGTTCTTAGGTAGAAGCTTAAATGGTAAATATTCCGCATTGAGTAGTGATCAAGGCATTTTCATTCCTTACTACACCATGGCAGAACACACGGGCGTGTTCGCCACTCAAAGCATGAGTGCTAAATGCCTAAAGAGTCTTGATGGCTTAACCTCCATCACGCTGGTTGCCGCCAAAGCCTATGGTGCGCAAAACATATTGGTATGGGCAGCGACCGCACATCAAGGCATTATAGCCATATCTGACGGACCCACGCCCGAAGCTGCTTATGCCAACGCTCTCAGTATGGCTCTTTTGCCAGACGGACGATTGATTTCTTACGAAGAGTAATGATTAACGCGCACAAAAAAATCCGCCTACTTTCACAAGCAAGCGGATTCATAAAAACATTTTAATACTTGCATAGTTTTATGGACTATGAAGCATGCTGCAAAATTAAGAATTATCTTTTGCTCTAACAATAGCAAGTCAAAAAATACACAAAGATATATAGCTTTTAATTTGTGCCGTGTGTCATTTTATGTACAAAAAATCCGCCTACCTTCACAGGCAAGCGGAAACAATTTAGCTAACTCTTTATGATGTACAAAGACAATCCAATATTGGATATTGAATCATCCTTATGTTTGCAAAGGTAAACATTATTTCCTATTCTACAAAATGTATGTTGCACTAAAATAAAAAATCCGCCTACCTTCACAGGCAAGCGGAAATAAAAACATTAAAAAACAATTAGTTATACAAATACAATTCAATATTGGATATTGAATTATCCTTATATCTGCAAAGGTAAACATTATTTCCTATTCTACAAAATGGATGCTGCACTAAAATTAAAAAAATCCACCTATCTTCGCAGACGGGTGGAGAGAATGGAATTAGTAAATAAGACATTGTCAGTACTAAATACTGATTTATAAGTTGCGGTACAAAGGTAAATATTGTTTTTGGTCCTACCAAGCCTATGTCATGAATTTTCAGAATTGATTTTGTAACTTTATCACGTAGGATATTTCCAGCCAAATCATTAGGTTGCCATTAGGTTGCCATTAGGTTGGTAGGGATTTCTTACCTTTTAAAATTCACTTCCATTTAGGTGGATATTTTATTAACCTTTTAAATTTTAAAACCATGGCAAAGATTACTTTAAACCATGCTTTTGAGACTATGAGCGGGAAGCTTTGCAGAAAAGGCTCTACTTATGTAGCTCTCAACAAACAGACGGGCAAAATGTACACTGCTGAGTATCATGCTCGCGACATTACCAACAGTGAGGCGCTACAACAAGTGAAGGCCACCTTCACCCAACGTTCTAAATTTGCCTCGTCGTGGTGGAATGCCAACAAGCCCTCCACCGCCAATACCGCAGGCACCGCCAACTATCAACTTGTGATGAAAGCTTACAAGGGCCAACACAAGGTGGGCAATCCGTATTCCTACCTCCGTTCGCTCGTATCGCCCGACCTCAAAGTAATGCTTGGCGACCTCGACATTACGGGCAACATCGCATCGGGTGGTGGCAGTAGTAGCACCACCACTCCCTCCAAACCCGGTGGCGAAGGTAATCTCGATGCCTAACCGTCTCCACCCCCCATTCTTTGTTGAGTGATTAAATCTGAAAGGCGCACTCCTCGTCCTCGTTTCGTGCGAGGCAGGAGTGCACCTTTGCTTTGTGTGTTTGTGCGTTTGATCGTTTGTTCGTTTATGCGTTTATGCTTTTGTGGTTTTGTGCATTTGTGCATTTGTGCATTATTACGCCTCTGGCAGCAGCACTACCCCAATGCGCACTTGCTTCCCGCAGTGTGGGCAGAACGCAGTAGTGGCTACGGGTGGCTGTGTTTGCGCTTGTGGTGTTGTTATTGAATTTTCGTGTAATTTACCTTGTTCTGCAATATTGTTTTGCTCCTTATCGTCTATTGGATAGAACAAATCGGTAATGTCGCAACCAAGAACTTCGCAAATTTTACTTAGTTTCCTAATTGTTGGATTTCCGTTGATGATATTACGGCTAAGATTTGAGATGGTCATTCCGCATTTTTCGGCAAAATCTTTTGCCGTATAACCGCGCTCTTTAATGGCACGACGTATGTCAATTCTTGTTTTCATAAGTTTGTTTTTTGTTTGTGTGCAAAGATAGTTATTTTGATTTATATATAACTTCTTTCTCCAATATTTTATCTATATATCTCATTTTTCGTAAGATATTGCAATTTGTTGTACGTTTAGTGCTTATATTTTAGTTTGAGCCGTTATTTTATGTGTTTTTTGGTGTGATTTTTTTTTGTTTGAAATAATATATTTCTCCCTTATTTCATTGATAATTAGGCAGTTACGTTCTTTGGCAAATGTTTTTGCGTAACCCTCTAAATTTTGCAACCATTTGATTTTCAATGTGTTCGGGCTTTCGGTTTAATTCCGAAAGTGTCCTAACAGACGCGAGACTGACCCGCCGCCCTGAGTGCTCTCCCCCCTCCCCCCCCTGGGTGTGTGCGTGGGTATATGCCAGCGGTTGGAGGGTACAAGGTCGTGAGGGTGTCCATCTGTCAGGGCTGGAGGGTACAAGGTCGTGAGGGCGTCCACCTGTCAGGGCTGGAGGGTGCAAGGTCGTGAGGGCGTCCACCTGTCAGGGCTGGAGGGTACAAGGTCGTGAGGGCGTCCACCTGTCAGGGCTGGAGGGTACAAGGTCGTGAGGGCGTCCACCTGTCAGGGCTGGAGGGTGCAAGGTCGTGAGGGCGTCCACCTGTCAGGGCTGGAGGGTACAAGGTCGTGAGGGCGTCCACCTGTCAGGG